GAGAAGAGAGGGGAGAAGGTAACTGCTTGCGGAATGAGTAGCGATGAGATAGAAGACCTTTGTGAGAACTATCTGCCGTATGCTCTCAATCCGATGCTATCTACCGAGGAAGTCAAGGAGAAACTTCACGTTTCTGATGCTACACTCAATCGTATGGTTGCCAGGGGTGACATTCCGAATGGCGAGTGCAAGAAGCGTGGGCACACCAGATATTGGAAGAAGTGGGATATTCTGCACTTCATTAAGAGCAAGAGAAAATCATAACGTATTAATAAGCCCTATCGCAGCACGGATAAGCGAGCATATATGAGTATGGATTATATGTTTTGTACTTTGATTATAGTAGCGATACTGGTAATAATCAACAGCACGTTTATTGCTTACCTGTATCTTTCCTATAAGTATAAAACGATAGATAAGTTCTTCATGGCTTGGGTGACATCATCAACTATGATATTGATAATGTGGTTCGTGGAAGGATTGTATCTGTATCTAACAAATTAATGATGAAAAATTTGGTGGTTTCGGAATTATTGTCTATATTTGCAGTGCTTTTTAGAGCAGCACTTTTAAGAGCATCGCATTTCCGAGCAGGAATGTAATATTCCCCTATACTACGCCAATAGTATAGGGGAATTTTGCTTCTACTTCTATCCTAATAGTTGAACATGTAAGTGTTCCTTACAAGTTGAGTAAGAGAGGTAAGTGATTGCCTCTCTTTTTTGTTTCAGTTTGCGTGAGTGACGTTGCAATTTTTGCAACAGTCACTCTGACTTTCCCTTTTTTAGTTTTTACATTTTCAAGAAGTCTTCTATATCTATGTACTCAATACCGAAATTCTCCGCACATTGTTTGTCGGAGTCCGAGAAGTCACCTTCTTTTCCGCTAGCATCACCTATCATTATCAGCTCACTTTTCTTCCAAGAAGAATACGACTCAAGCATTCCTGTATTTGGCTTTCTCATTCCTATCTCTGCATGCGATGGGCAATACATAGAGTTGACGAAGATATTTCGTCCGGTATGATTGCGAAGATATTTTTGCATAAAGCTTTCAATAGCCTTTATCTTTCCGATGAAATCCTGTTCGTCAACAAATTGAGGGATGCCTCCTTGGTTTGAGACTATTTCCACATAGTAAAGAGTAGGGAATGCATCTACAATCTTATCCAAAACCTCTTTACGGATTTTGAAATCTGTTACATCTGTAGGAAAGGTGTTTCCTGATATAGTTGTAATAATCGTGTCGTCTAAATCAATGAATAATACTTTTTTCTTGATTAAATATCCTTTTTCTGTCATAATTTTGCTTTTTTCTATATTGATATATTAATATCTTTATCTACGAAAATTAAGTTTGTAAAACACAGTTGTTCCGGTGTGTCTCACCATTTTTATTACAATGCAAAGATACGACAAAAAAGATGGCCTTGCAAATAAATTAATGCAAATTTTAAAACGTTATCTGTTTTTAATGAAATCATTAACAATTCTCTCTATGGTGTCTTGCTTGATAGCTATAGGGGCATCACCTTGATATTCTATCACTTGGTTGCCGCATTCCTTCCAAAATAGGTTGCTATTGATGCGTTCGCCATCTACCAAGATCCAATCCTGATGATGTTCAAACGAATGCATATTAGTTAGCGGAACGAGAATGAATAATTTATTCTCCATCTTGTTTACGAGTACCGACAAGTCATTATCATCAAATGTAATGATAACTCGATTTTCATTCTCAGATAGAACGTTAAAATCCTCATTAAAACGTTCATAAAGGTAATTTTTGATTTTCGAACAACTCATATTCTTGTAATTTTATAGGAGGGCAGATGGAAAAATCCAAGGTCTGCCCGCCAAGTTAAACTTATAAGGAAATCTTCTATAATATCGACTGACAGAGCCATCCCATAAGATAGCATGGTTCTTCGCCTTGCATATCTATTCCCAGATGGTTGCATATATGTGCTACTACATGAAACATTTCATGTGTGAGACTATTTATATACTCACCTTCAGAAGTAGATTTGCAAATGAGCACAACACTTGTTTTCTTTGAAACATTTGTGTATGTCAATCCTTTGTTTGAAGAATCGGTTGAAATGTGGTCGTATGCATCCAATAATGGTTGCCCCTTACAATCAATGGAACTTAGTAAGTCCATAGCTTCGTCAACATCTTCTTGATTAGCTATATGACATACAATCACATTCCAATCGTATTTCTCCAAGTAAATTTCTTGTTTAATCATAATACATCATCCCATGGAATGCCGATACCATTATGGTTGCAATCGGCATAAAATCTATTGAAAATAAATCCGTCCGCTTGGTCTGGGTCATCCACCATATCCTTAATGAATTGAGCCAAAGCAGCTTCGTCTTTTAAAGAAGACTTAAAGAAATCGGCTCTAGCCATGTTTGCGACATAAACGAAATCGTAATTGTCGGCATTCTCCAACTTTACGTTGTTGACTTTAAGAAGTTCCTCGACTGTATCTTTTTCTGTCGGTTCAACTTTTTCGAGCTTACCAGTTGTTGCGTTTGTCTTGCGCATTAAGGTAATAGCCCAGTCGCACATCTTTTTATTGAAGTGCCAGCCATTGTAGCGAAGGTATGCAATCATCCCTTCCGGCTTCATATCGTATGCGTCAAGTGGTATTTTGTATCTTCCCATAATAAAAGCTTTTAAAGGAGGTGGAGATTTCTCCCCACCTCAAAGTGTAATACTAATAGCGATAACCGCCACCTCTGCGACCACCATGTCTTTCACCATAGCGGTCATCATCGTCATCCCAATTGTCTCGGTAATCCGGCATTGGATTTCTGTGACCCATTCGTCCATACTTGTCATCCCCCATTTCATCAATGCAGTGCATGAGTTTACCACCATACTTAAGCATCTTCTCTACAAGTTCTGACATTTCATTTACCTTGTTTTCGGTAATTTCTATCATGTATCCCATAATGATTTACTTTTTTGTATTAACTTTTTCCAAAGCCACTGACAACATAGACTTAATATCGGTCAAAGTTCCCTTCATTCCGCTAACCTCGCTTTTGAGGTTATTGATGTCTTCTTCCTGTTGTCTGTCTTTGGCTATTTGTGGATTCAATACGGCACGCATCTTTGCGCACTCTTCCATAACCTTTTTGTGGTATGGCTCGCTTTCCACAATCTCCTTAGAATGCCGATACATAGCCTCAACTTCCGCATCCATAGCTTCACGGCTTTCAGAAACCACGAGGTTTTCCGAATTTGCAATTTGCATATTGGATGGGAGTTGTTTGAACTCCATTTGTTCATTAGGCAATTTTACGACAACATCAACGGTAGTCTCCATTGGTTGTGGGTTGAATTGCCCAGGAGTATATGTTGGGAACTTAGGTTGTGGGTTACTGACCGATACAACCTGTCCGATTTTAAGACTTGGGTTTTCACCCTTGTCAAGCACATAGAATATGCTGTTAGGTCGAAGTCCTTGAAACATAGCTTTGTAATGTTAATTGTTAAACAATACCCGTCATTAGCTGAAGGGTGTTAGTATCTCGCTCGAACCAAAACTGATAAACTCCAGTTCCTGCAATGTCGGCTACCGTCAAAGGATTGCCGTTGAACTTAGTTACAGCTTGGGTTACGCCATTGGTCTCGAAAAGGATTGGCAGCGTATTTGTCGTACCAGTCGGAATAGCTTGATGTAGGTTCACAAAGATAGTTCCCCTATAGTTAGCATTCACGAAGGCGTGGTTTCTGAACGAGAAAACGACATTTTCGGTGTTCACCACCACGCCTGTAGATGCGATAGCTGCCGAGCCGTTACGATTAACCCATGCAAAAGGTCTCATCCATAACATAGCAGCCTCCTTTCTTTAACCCCAGAATCCGTTGTTGGCAGCATTCAAACCATACAGACCAGCCTGATAAGCGACACAATTAGGAACCGCAGTAAATGGGCTGTAAGGAGTAGTTACCGTCTCTGGCAACTTACACTTGATACCAGCCACCTCACTCTGCAAGCCAGCCAATACCGCATTGATAGGTGCTACAGCCTGACCCACAATCTGTGATGTCATAGCGGAAGACTTGAAGGTACTGTTCTCCTCACGAAGAGAATCAATCTTGTTCTGCATCTCACGCATCTCAGCCTGCTTCTGACCGTCAACGATGGTCTGAGTGCTCTCCTTGATAGCGTTGTGCAAGTCACAAGTCTGGCGCTGGGTCTCGTAGGCCACGTTAGAGAAGCCACGCTCCTGTCCTACGGCTACATTGTTGATGGCATTCTGCAAAGTGCCAGTCTGCTGACACATAGCCAACTTGACGTTTCCGTCCATAGCCGTAATATTATTATTTACACGGCAGCAGCAATCAGCGAGTTGTGATGCAATCTGCATATTACCTTGTTGAAGAGCGTTGATAGTTTGCATTCCGCTCATGCCTACTTGGTTGCCCACGTTCTGGACTTGGGTTGTCAAGGCAGAGATAGCTTGCTGAATCTGTCCTTCAGTACAATTGAGCTGAGTTGCGAGATTACTGAGTGCATTACGATTGCCACCGATAGCATCCATAAGCAAGGAACGACCATAGTCATTGTTGATTTCATTGGCAAGACCTGCGCCATTACCACGACCACCAAAGCCGAAACCATTACCGCCCCAACCACAGAAGCAAAGGATAAAGAGCAGCCAAATGAACCAAGAACCATCACCATTGCCGAATCCGTTATTACCCTTCATCGCAAGAAGAACGTTTGGATCAACGCCTCTCTGTTGGAGCAAAGGAGCTATCAAGCTCATCATTCCTCCATTGTTACCTGAACCCTCTGGATTAAAAACATAAGTTTTTGATGTCTCCATAAGAATAATCTTTTTGTGTTAAACCTTAATTAAACTAACTCTATGTAACGTTACGGCTGCAAAGTTACGAATAATAAGGATAAGATTAAATAACTCTATCAAACTTTCTTTTAATCGCTAATAATCAAGCAGTTAAGGTGATAGGAGGTAATATCATACTTCCGGATGCATGGAAATCAAAGGCTTGTTTGCAAATTCCGTTTGCAGAAAACGAAAAATGCAAACGGAACAGCAAACAGAAATTAAGCACACACGAACTTGAAACCAAACTTTTCAGTATAGTATTCCTCTTTAGGGTGTCTTTTTGTCTCGGAGTCATAGCAGAGAATGAACGGCTCACCCTTAGAGTAGAAATAGTTATAAGACTTTCGCAAATACATCTTAGCATTCAAAGCCTTTGAGGAGAGCTTTCTTATCCTCAACTTTGTCTCTTGCGGCTTGCCCGACATAACTCTAAGTTCATCCATTTTGTATTGCATGTGAAGTTTTCTTCCTTTACTTGCATATCTTTCTTTATTCCAATAGTTTCTTAGAGACTTGTTTCGCTCTTTACGAATTCTATTTATCGTTTCTACATTGTGTTTTAAACCAAGCTTACTGACTTGTCCTAATATTGTAGATTGAGGAATATTCAACACTTCGGAAATTTCCCTTGCTGTCATCGTTTGGTACATGACGGAAATTTGGCTGATGGTTTCTTTACTCAACTTGTTGTCTATTTTTGTGCCACCTAAAATAGTGATATATTTATATAAGGTGTGTAGTGTAACACCAGCAGCCTTGGCTACTTCCTTTCGTGGGTAGTCATTGATGTGGACTTTAATATAGTCTATCTGTTCTTTTGTTAATCTTCTTGGCATTCTTCATCCTCCTCAAAAGAAAATCCATATTTGTTCTTATAGTATTCTTCATCCATCCTATGAGTATTCCGGTCATAACCTATGGTGTATGGCTCACCTTCGAAAGCGAAATATCCATGCTTTGTTATGAGATTGTACTTTGCATGATATGCTTTTATAGGCATATCCGCAAATTTGAATCTTGTCTGTTGCGGAATGCAGGATATAACTCTGAATTTCTCCATCTGCATGGTTCTTTGCCAGCTTTTTACCCTTTTACTTATTGTTGCTTTCTCATACGCTTTCTTTAAATTTGCCAAACTATTCTTTTTAAGTCTTTCGATAGTTTCATTCGAATGAGTAAGCTTTAGTCTTTTTACCGCCTTTCCTACTGTAGACGGATGACACCCTACAATCTCGGCAATCTCTTTGACTGAATGGTTGGTGTAAAGCTTTGCAATTTGTTCATCACGCTTCTTGTTGGGTTTCGGAACAGGTCTTTTATGTTCGATTTTACAATTGCAATCATGTAGAATCTTATACAAGAATTTCACGCTGACACCCATTCTTTGTGCCAACTTGTATCTTGGTCGTTCATTTATGTGCGCCTTAATGATGTCTATTGTATCTTGTTCTATTATCTTCATTTTTATTCAGTTTTTTATGGTGTGACTCACCTGTATTTGCAAAGGTAATGAGATTTTATTGATAGAGCAAATAATTTAATGTGTTATAACTTTGTTTAAGGAAATATTTAATTATTTGCACAAAAATTAATTGTGTAGTTTTCTGACTCGGATATTTTCACATTATTATATATAAATAGCTATCTTTGCAACAAAAAACATAAGGAAATGACAGCGGAAACTATTCAATTAATACAGACGGGAATTAATCTTCTTTGCGCATCGGGAGTTATCTCCACGTTGATGTACTATAATAGTAGAAAACGAAAGGAGGCGGCACTCGCATCACAGGAAGAGAATAAGACTATTTCATCATATGCCGATGAGTGGAAGGCTCTCTATGAACGTTCCAACGAGTCGGTTGTTAATCTTAATAGTAAAGTAGATGAATTGTATGAGGAAATCAATCAGTATCGTATTACCATACGCAATCTAAGGGATGAGAAGAACGATTTGAAGCTTGCCTTGCATGAGGCACAATGGAACAGATGCATCAAGGATGGATGCCAACTTAGAACCCCACCAAGAAAGCGAGAATCCTTAGAAACGTTGGTTGAAAAGGAAGAAAATGAGATATATCGTGACAGGGAGGATTAAAATATGGTTAAGTATCTGAAATTACTCATACAAGTTAATAGCGGACATTCAAGCAAGGCATTCTTCTTAGTGTCCGTTACTCTGATAGGTCTCTTGATGCTCCTGGTTGTCTGCTTTATCTTAGTGTGGGAAGTGGTAACTTATGGGACTATCAAGACCGATTTGATGGGGTTAAGTGCATTTGTTGGTAGTGTGGCTAGTTTGTTCGTCACGGCTGGCATTACCAAGACGATAGGGGAACGTGGCGAACACAATAACTTAAAGTTGGAGGAAAAAGACAATGGCTAAATCGGACATTTTAAGCGAGTTCGTACTTAGTTGGGAATCATCTAAGTATACAAACAAGAAGAGTGATAGGGGTGGAGCGACAAAATACGGAATCACGCTCGCTACTTGGAAGAAGGTTGGATATGACAAGAATGGTGATGGGGTAATCAATGCCGAGGATGTGAAGTTGCTTACCAAGGCAGATTATGATCGGCTGTTCAAGAGGAACTACTGGGATGTTTGCATGGCTGACAAGCTAAACAACCAATCGGTGGCGAACCTCCTAGTGGACTTCGCCTACAATAGCGGCTGTTCAAAGGCTATCCAGAAGATACAGAAAGTTGTAGGAACAAAGGTGGACGGAATCATGGGCAAGAACACCTTGGCGGCTATCAATAACTTTAAACAAGGACAGTGGGTCTTGTTCGACAGTCTGAAGGTCGCTAGGATTACCTACCTTAACGACATCGTGAAGAACGACCCTAAGCAAGAGGTAAATCTGAAGGGTTGGCTCAGACGTGTCGGGAACATCAAGTACGGAAAGCTCGTCTGCAATGATGGACGTGTAATAAACAGCTAATAACACAAAAATAGCTCCATCGTTCTAGTCGGTGGGGCTATCTTCGTTAAAGTCCTAGCTTGGTGGTTATCCAAGAGCCTATAGGAACATTTTCCTCCTTGGACTTCTGCTTTATATAGTCCACGGTTTCCTTTGGCATCCTTATGCAAAGGTTCACGTTGTTCCCTTTCTTTCGTCCGCTTCCAGCCCTTGCACCTCCTCTGTTACTTTTCTTGTTATCCATATCTATTTTGTTAAGAGCCTTACGTTTGCTAGGGTGGTACTTCTATTGGAAACGAAAAAGTGCTCTCGTTCTAATTTATCCCTAACCAAATTGTCTATTTCTCCCAATTTTTTCTTGCATACATTAAGTCTGTTCGTTAAGTCTTTGATTTGTCCATCTAGTTTCTTGAATTGGAGGACAGTATCTTCGGGCTTACAAACTTTGCTTATGTTCGCTATAATAGCTTTCATTGCTTTGTTTTCTTCTACCAGCTTGTCGTAGTTGCGAAGAATGGGAAGCATCTGCCTCTCATACGGAATATTGTTTTTTGTCTTACTCATATAGTTTTATTTTAAAGTTCAATACCTCGCCATCTCTTGATGGTACAAAGACTCTCGAAATTATCAATATACACTTTGTCCTTATTGAAGTGGGCTTGTTGTATTTGGTATTTCATCCAACCGATGTTGCAACCATTCTCGCCACCTTCCCAATGGTAGTAGCGATAATGCAAGCTAACGTCTATGTCAAGCACATCATCTTCTCCAGATACTTCTGATGGGTGAATGTGGAGGTCAGCCTCAACATGAATGCTCTTGAAGATTGCAGGCTCCATCTTGAAATCGGAACTTACGATGTGCTTTTCGTCCTTTGGTGTGAACTGAGCGTAAATACCAAGTCTCTCACAAGTCTTCTGTATATCCTTGGCTATGTAGGATAGAATGTTTTTATGCTCCATAACTTATGAATATTCTTGATTTTCTTTTTCACAATTATCATATCCGTTTTCGTAGCTCATAGAACTAATATCTTTTACTATGTTTGCTATCTTGTCTAAGTCAGTTTCCGACTTAACTCCTAACTTTTTTAAAAGCGGAACAAGCTCTTTGTTAAACTTATCGTTTGGGCTATTATTGCCCCAAAAATCACTATCTCCGATATAATATTCTTTGCTCATTTTATTAATAGTTTTTGAATCTCTTTCATGTCCGTAAATCTAAATAGTTATGCTTTTTACAACGTATGCGAACTTCATCGTACCATAGGCGTTATATTGGATAAGTTGCATAGAGATTGCATATTCGTTTTTTAAGAATAGATAACCTTCTGCTATAATAGACTTTTGTACTTCTAGGCTCTTGTCTGGATTGACCATCTCTATAGCCTTGCATCTACTCTCAACTACAGTGAGGTCTGTATCAGATAGCATTTTAGTTATTTCTTCTTTGGCTGTTTCTTCATCCTCATACTTAAAATTGTTTTTAGCGAGAATGCGATTAAACATCAAATCTGTTGTCAAGCTTAATTCTTTCATATCCGTAAGTTTAAATGGTTATTATGCGAACAAAAGGGCACATTGAAACTCGTTCTCGAAACGCTCTCTTGTGTAGTCTGCGAAGCGCTCGAACTTGCCACATTTTGCGAACTCCTTAGCATCTGCAATGAAGTTACACTCCTAAATGATGGACTTAGCTTGAACTTGCTCAAATCCGAACTCGAAGAACTCACGCATTCTTTTTTTATTAGTTGTTGCCATATTCTTTTCGCTTGCCGTGATGCGATAGGGCTTAATTGTTAATAATACAGTTTCTGAAGGTGTGTCTCACCTTTCTAATTCTGTTACAAAGATACAAAGAATATTTGAAATATGCAATAAAAAATCAAATCATTTTCTTTGCTTTAACGTCTTTTGGCTATAATAGTAGGCTTGATTACATTCGTTAACAGAAAATGGCTAGTTTTTCACTTATTCGGGTTTTGGAAATAACCCAAATGGCTCTTTTTGTGTCATATATAATATAATTTGTACCTTTGCACTCAAAAAGGAGGTTGATATGCAACTAAGATTTGATTGGTGGCGTTGGCTCGTTACCATATTGGTAGGTTTCTTCATCATGCTGATGATGTACGGATGCCGGACAACGAGATATGTAGAAGTGGAAAAGGTGGTGCGAGACACTACTACTTATGCTCACTGGGACTCAATTGTCAACGAAAGGGTCAAGCTTATTCGGGATAGCTTGCTATCTTACCATTGGGAGCAGACCGAAAAGCAGGTTAAGGATTCCACTTACATCAAGGATGATGTCAAGACAAGGGTAGATGAGAGTGGTAAGGTTCTATGTAAGGATTCTACTCATATAGAGATTAGATACAGGGACAGCAAGGAACTATCCAAGGTTCGTGATAGCCTTATTCATTATAAGGAGATAGCAGAGCGAGCGAGTATATACAAGGCTCAGAGGGATAGCATAAATAGAGAATTGAGTATCGCCCAGACCAAAAAGGAATATATTGAGAAAGACTTGGAGGGATGGGATTTGTTCTATTGGAAATTCGGTATGATTTCCTTTTGGGTCGTTTCCTTGATGCTGGTTACAATGATTTTCTTTCTCACGGTAAAATATAAGAAAAAGTTATTTTATTAGGTTGGTTTTTAGTTATTAAGGTTTTAGATTGGTTTAAGGTAACAACTTATGGAGCAGCTGCCAGTGATGGTGGTTGCTCTTTTTTTTGTCTTGAAAATGCCTTAGAGTATTAAATGTTAAATTTGCAAGCGGTTTAATGTATTTGTAGTTTTATATACGTAACTAAAATTGTGTTGTGTGTTAAAAATGCGCAATAAGAGCAGAAGAACACATTAAAACCCTTGCAGTTTGAAAATAAATTAGTATCTTTGCAGCGTGCTTTGTTGGTGCTGACACGCTTACAAGAATCAATAAGATTTTCCGTGGCGAAAGCCACATCACGATAATCCTTACCTAGATTTCGGTGTCAGACGAATGAAGGGTAAGGATTTCTTTTTAGAATCCTTGTTTTGAGTCGAAACATTCTTAGATTGCTCTAGGTTAGCAATGGGCAATAATTGTTGGAGTAGGCGAAACACAGATAAGTTAAACAAATAAGGAAACGAGTTATTATGCATCAGATTAGAATTGGTATCAAGCAAGCTAAAATTGCACTAGGCGATAAGAATCGCTTGGTGGGATTTTGTTTTGCCTTAAAGATAAAATTTCTATTCCGTGCATCAGACCTTCATTTTAGATCTACAAACCAAGCAGCTAAAGTGATGGGCTACAACAAGAAAGATTTCAAACAATATTTGGATTTATCAGTTAAATTTGGATATTGTAGAATTGAAACTAACAAGTTCGGTGTGAAGAGAATCATAGCGAACAAGTTGCATGACAGTTTCCAATACAGTTACAAGACAAGACGCTGCGAGATAGCTAAACTTACCTTGCCTCAGTTGAGAAGTCTTTTGTGTGATGTCGTTGTGAGTAATAAAATCAATGTCATTGAAAATGTCTCCAATACGCATTGTAGAGCCGTCAATGGAAATACGATTAAAAGTGTACGTAGTGCCAAAAAAACGGAAGCTCGTATGTTGGAAAGACCATTCAATGAAAAGTACACAAGTTATTCATACACCAGCATGATGAAAGATACCTGTTCAACTAGATACCAAGTTGGGAAGACTATCAAGAAGCTTGTTAAGTCTGGTGCGGTAAAAAAAATAGTCCAATGTACAGAAGTCGGAATAGACGCATGTGCTTGTACTAACAATTGGCATTATTATGATGCGTTTGGAAATCTTATCATCATCTCGGTAAAATATCGAAAGGGTCAACTGCGATGCGCTAACAAATACAAAGTCCTAAAAAGCCAAGTATCTAAGTCGAAGAGTGGAACGAACCAAAAAATTATTGAGCGAAAGATGAAGTGGGTAAAAAATCGAACGTAATAATAGTAGACGAGAGAATCAATAAATAACCTGCACTCGTAAGGGAGTTTGTAAAGGTAAGGGGAATATACGAAGTATATTTCACTTACGTATAGTAAACTACTCGTATGTGTGTGAGGTTGATTAAAGAAACTAAGAAAAGAAAGAAGCTATGGGAGAAAGAAGACAAACGAAGGGGGATGAGCACAGAAGCGTTGCAAAGCCAACTTATGAAGAGTTTACAATGTATTGCTCAATGGCAGGTTTTATGAAAGACAATCTAAAGTGGCTTTATGGTCGCTTCGATGATGTCGGATGGTTGCTTCCAAGTGGTAAAGTCCCTAAGAAATGGGAGGAATTGGTCAAGAAATGGAATTCCTTGAAAAATCCAAGCCAGACTTACCGCAAGCATGGTTTCAAGTTCAAGACCAAGGAAGAGAAGATGCACGACTGCTACGAAGTGTGGACAGATGGTTCTGCAGTACTGAGGACTGATACCAAGCGAAGAAAGTTCACTGGTGGTGCTGCCTATGTGATTTTACACGAAGGCAAGGTATATAAGCAGGGAAACTACGGAACTATAGACACGACAATTAGCCGTATGGAGCTTTTGGCTATCATCTGTGGTGTTGGTCATTGCCCACAAGGTGCGGTTGTGACGGTTCATAGTGATAGCCAATATGCACTTAAAACTTTGAGCGGTGTTTATTCTGCACACAAGAACTTAGATTTGATGGAGAAGTTTAGAAAACATTCCGCTCATGTAGCACACATCACTTGGCGCAAGGTGAAGAGCCATTCGGGAGTTGAATATAACGAGCTTTGCGACAGATTGGCAAACGAAGGTAGAATAGCTGCCGAGATTAAGGCAGGGTTAAGAGTTAATTCAAAAGCTTAGAGAAATGAAGATACGGACATTCGAACTATGTGCCGGATATGACTCTCAACTGATGGCTTTGGAGCGACTGAAGAAGAAACATTCTGATTTCGATTACGAGTGCATCGGATGGTCTGAGATAGAGCCAAGTGCAATAACATTGCATAACGCTTGTTTTCCTAGTCTGTCCGGCAAGAACTTTGGTGATATGACCAAGATAGATTGGAGCAAGGTTGCTGACTTTGACTTGTTGACATACTCAACACCTTGCCAGTCTGTTTCGCAAGCCGGAAAGCAGAAAGGAATAGAGGAGGGAAGCAATACACGTTCCTCTATCCTTTGGTTTACAAGAAACGCCATTATTACCAAGAGGCCGAAATACCTCTTAATGGAGAATGTAGAGGCTTTGGTTCAAACAAAGTTTATCGGGTTCTTCAACAAGTGGCGCAAGGAGTTGGAATCCTACGGATATGTTAACTATGCTAAGGTGGTAAATGCAGCCGACTGCGGTGTTCCTCAGAACAGAAAGCGTGTCTTCATGCTCTCTATACGAAATGATGGTGATAAGATAGATTATCATTTTCCGAGAAAGACAAAGCTGAAGAAACATTTGGTAGATGTCTTGGAGGAAAATGTGGACGAAAAGTACTTTATGAGCGATGCTCTGCTATGTAAAGAGAAATTTGTGTCAAATGAATGGAAAGAGCCTATGAGTGCAGCTATAAGAACTCGCTCTGAAGGGAAGTGGATAAAAGGCGAAATACATAGTCCAAAGGTCGAGCTTGGAAAGAATATAGCCAATACCATTACATCTGCGAGCAAGGACTCCTTGGTTGTGCTTGGAGAGACAAGGTTGCGCATTAGGCGTTTGACTCCGAGAGAACTCTTCCGCTTAATGAACGTTGACGAAGAATATATAGACAAGATGCTTGAAAGTGGAGTGTCGAAGTCAAGTCTTCAAAAGGCTGCTGGAAATTCTATAGTCGTAGCATGCATGGAGAGAATATTCAAGGAACTTTGGTTTTCTGAGAGTAATGTTAAGGTCGCTGATGATGGTCAGCTATGCTTATTTTAAATATTGACGATATGATGTTTTTAAATATTAACGAGAAAAAGGAGAAAGCAAATGCTATCTCATACAAGATAGATGAGTACATCTGGGGACGAAAGGATTTTGCTACCGATTGCCCCTATGGTGAGAAAGGCAGATACACCAATGCAATTAATAAAGTTGGTGATTTGGGGTGTAATACTTGCGAATGGCAGGTAAGACATGACCCAAGTACGCAAGTTGTGATGTGCTCCCATCCAAAGGTGTAGAAGAGCGAGATTAAGAAACTTTTTAAGGATATGTGATATGGATAAAGAGAAATTAAAGAATGATTACGAGAATGCTTGCAATGCTTACTTGAAGGCATTCTGTGAGAAGCATGAGTTTTACGGATTAGATAATACGGAGACATTTTGGATAGGTGGCCAAGTTGGAGGAATAGCCAATTGCGGTGATTTTACCTTCGATATGGCTACTATTGTAACTGATATAGACAAGGAAGCTCCCGAAGAAGAGTTGTTGAAGTGGTACGATTATACTATTGAAGCTAGTGAGTTCAATTTGCCTATTCCAAACTTCGACCATTGGCTTATGGGGTGTCCTATAACACCAAGTAAATGGTTCGAGAATATGCGAGCAAAGCGTAAGGAGTTTGAGGATTTGTTGAAACAAGAAAACGAAAGGTTGAAACATGGAAAGAAGTAATCTTTTTAATCATTTGTTGAGGATATTTGATGAAGGTCTCAGTATGAAGACTACCGAACTTGAATATGGTACACTTGAAGTTACTGTAGAGAATCGAAGCCAAGACAAGAAAATCACATTCTTAGCAAAGGGCATGGAGGATGCCAAGCAGAAAGCAGCGGAATGGCAGGTTGGACAAATGCTCTTGAATTGCGATGATTTCGAGGAGATTGTTATGTTTTTGGCTCAAAGAAAGAAACTTAAAAAGGAAATGTCAAATGGATAAGAATTTTAGAAGTTGTTTTTGTTGCGTCCATTTCTTGGAAATACAAGATTCAAGTATAGGAAATGTCTTGATATGCAAGAAAGGTAGCACTACGAAAGTACAAGGGAAGCGACTGACAGAAATTGCTGCAAGGTGCAAAAACTACAAAGCGTAAGGCACACGTTAAAGAACATAGTAAGACGAAATTAAGGATAAAGGTGATAGTAGAAAGAGTGTTTGAGAAAGAGAAAAATGTAAAAAGTTTAAAATAAATGGTAGAAACTATATTAAATAATTAAAATACATTAATAAAATAAAGAAACACATTAAAATGCTTGCATGTTTTGAATATTCTTTGTATCTTTGCATTGCAATTAAGAAACAAGGTTACTAATTTTAAAAAGGTGAGACACACCATAAAAACTGGGAATGATGACAAAAAAGGAAATAATAAAACAATGGTTGGATGAGCCGAAAGTGAGATATTGTAATAATTCTAGTTTCACTTTGGGTTATGGTGATGGCTGGGATTGGGTTAAAGATGTTCTACGACCAGCTATCACGAAGAACGCTATGTTTCTCAGATTCTTGGAGTATGGTTTCCGTGAGATAGAAGAGTTTTTGAAATCAAAAACCGGAAAACCGAGCGAAGAGGATTGTTCCTTGTATTCTGTTGGATATAAGGATGGTGTCAATGATGCCATGATTGCAATTAAGAATAGATTTGAAAATTTAAAATAGGAGGTTAAATGGATTTAGGAAAGGCGATTAAGACAATGAGGGTAAGCAAGGGCTTGACCCAACGACAACTTGGTAAGGCTATCGGTTGTAGTGAGACAAATATGTTGTTTATGGAGACCGGAAGAACGTTTCCACGTAAGAGTAAGATTGATGCAATATGCAAGGTATTGAAGATTCCGATGTCTTATTTGTTGATGTTCTCTATTACACCGGATGACATTCCCGAAGATAAGCAGAGTTTGTACACAAGCATCGTTGAGCCGATGCGTAACGAATTTATTAGGGAGTTGTTGCGATGAAGAAATGCTATTATTTTGTGGCTAAGTATGTCAAGAATGGCATAACATGTACATGTGCAGGTACACAAGAGACGATTGAAGGCTATTTTGATTTTGTCAGTGCTGGAAATTTTATAGCACATGAACATAATGTTGATTTCGAAGGCGTAATTGTAACTTTTTGGTCTGAGATTAATTCAATAATGTTAGATAAATATAGGAATAAACAACATAAAAATGGTTGAATTCGAGTATTCAAGTTTCGGAAGCCTTTGATTAGGCTACAGCGATTATCCATTCAATCGTCCGGAGCGGATTAGCCTCAGCCCCGAATGGAATTAGGGAGCTACGTTAGGGGTGAATGCATAGGCACGTCAGGATGTCCGTCCAAGTTCTGACCTCTGCGGTTCGTGGTTAAAAGTGGCGAAAGCTGCGGTGCTGCGGGCAAGAAACCATCCTATAACATTGGCGATGGGCGCACAACCACCTTTCGAGGTGAGATTTATTAATTTGATTAATTGAGTTGATTATGATTTATGTAAGGAGCAAGGATGGTAAGGCATTGATGCCAAGTGAGCGTGGAGGGAGGATAGGCTATCTTCTTCGCCATGGCAAGGCTCATGTAGTCAGCCGTGTTCCGTTTGTCGTTCAGTTGGATTATGAGAGCACCATCTACACACAGGAAGTGAGCCTTGGCATTGATGCTGGCTCAAAGCACATTGGCGTTTCGGCTAGTTCCGAGAAGAAGGAGCTGCTTACAGCGCAGGTCGAGTTAAGAAGTGATGTTGTGAACTTGCTATCTACTCGCAAGGAGTTGAGAAGGACAAGGCGAAACCGCAAGACACGTTACCGCAAGGTTCGTTTTGATAACCGCAAGAAGAAAGATGGTTGGCTAGCACCTAGTGTTGAGCAAAAGGTTGAGAGTCACTTGAAGGTTATCCGCTTGGTTCGTAAGTTACTTCCAATTACGAAGACCACTATAGAGGTTGCTCCGTTTGATGCGCAAAAGATTAAGAATCCCGACATCAAGGGTGATGAGTATCAGCAAGGCGAGCAGATGGGCTTTTGGAACGTGAGGGAGTACGTTTTGGCTAGGGATGGGCACAAGTGTGTTCATTGCAAGGGCAAGAGCAGAGACCCTATCTTGAACGTTCACCATTTGGAGAGCCGTAAGACTGGTGGTAATTCCCCTAGTAATCTCGTAACGCTTTGCGAGACCTGCCACAAGGCTTACCATCGTGGGGAGTTCGACTTGAAAATCAAGCGTGGCACAACTTTGCGTGATGCTGCGGTGATGAACATTATGCGTTGGTCGGTGTATGAACGAGCCAAGGCTGAGTTTGGGAATGTGTACTTGACCTATGGTTACATTACCAAGCACACTCGCATAGAGAATGATATTGAGAAAACTCATGCAGCCGATGCTTTCTGCATTGCCAAGAACGTACACGCAAGGCGGTCGAGAACTTTCTTTATGTGTCGTTGTGTACCTCGCCATACGAGAGCATTGCACGTTGCGAACCCGAAGAAAGGTGGTATTCGTAGGTCTTGCATTGCCTCTCATAAGATAGGCAAGTCTCGCTTTCAGCGTTTCGACATGGTATGGTGGAAAGGCAAGGAATGCTTTATCTTTGGGAGCACGCACGGAAGACCAATATTGCGTGATGTTGAAGGAAAGCAAATTGCAGGACAACCGAGTGTGAATATCAAAACGATAAAGTTTTTAAAGAGATTAAGAAATAACATTTTAGTGGAAGAAAGGACTTCCGAAAGTTGGATAGAAAATGAAAGTTAGAATTGTAAATCATAAGTGTGCCGATGGGGTAGAAAGAGGTATCTTGGAGTACCGCAACCATTGGTGGGAGAAGTGGAAGCCATTGCATCAGGACGGAAAGCTGGCTTATGTTTCATATATGGGAACGAAACCATATAAGTCATTGCAGGAAGAGTGCTTTGATGTACTTGGGTTGAATGAAGAACAGATAAAGGTTCGTGAACAGATGTCCCGTTATATCTTGGATGCCGAAGAGGTATACATTGGTGCAAGAATTGGTAACGAATATCGTATCGGCTATGATGTTGATAATGATGAGAGTTTGGAAACGCTTAGGAATTTGGAGGAATAGTTATGTTCGGAAAGATTTTTTCGGTTAAGACCGATATTGTATATCGTAGAGAAGAGAGTTTGAATCTCTTCGATGGCAAGAAGAAACTTGATAAGGTGGTGTCCGGTCGGGTATTCAAGGAGCAAATCAAGTTCTTTGGTTTTACCATCAGAACAAAGTTTTTTTATCAGATTTGCTGTCCACAAGTCAATATGAATGATACTCATGAGGCTTGCACATTGAATCGGGTCGAGGATTTGGTGAGAACGGAGTGCTATAATAAGGTAGTAGAATATTCAAACAGAAAGCATCATGCCTAGTGTTAATTGTTTCAGAAGAGTCTTGTTGAACGTAGGTGGCAAGAAGATAATTATCAGTGTTCCGAATGGAATGACCGAAACCGAAGTGAATAAGGTTATGGTCGTTACTAGGGCTTATCTTCAGCAGTATGTATATGTCGAAATGGTCTTAGCAGAGTGCTTTATGCAGAAAATCGAAAAAAGTATTCTGAAGAAGAAATGCGTTAGGTTTGAAGTTAAGAAGAAGTGGGTGGACTGCAAGAAGAACCTTCGAAAGGTGGTTAAGTATTATGACGCTTATGTTCCTAATGCAGATTTTAATGAAGAATTCGCAATGACGTTCTATGACAAGATTAGTGGAGACTTGTATAAGTTGCGAGATAAGCTTGCTTTAAGATTACAGAACTTAGGGATTGGTGAAAAATCGGGAGTTTATGCGAATGCAATCATTCTGTACAATCTGACCAACCTTTGTTTGGGAACTTATGAGAATATCATCCGTAAGCTGTATGAAGATTTGCATGTAAACTTAATGCAAGCGTTCAAGGATTTTGCTCCTATCTTGGCCTTTGAAAACTCTTATGACTTCATGGCATTAGTGATGGATAAGGATTTCAAGAGATTGGCTGACCATTTGATGACAAAAGAAATTCTTTCTTATTTCGATAAGGTAAGAAAAGGTGTCTTTGACGAACAGACTTTGAATGAGGCGGCTATCAACGCAACGGAAGACCTGAAGGACGATGAGAAAGATTTACAGCGAACTTACATAGGAATTAGTGACTTTATGAAGAGTGACTATCCTCTGGATAGTGTGACATCTAAGAAAGCAAGCTGATGAAAATAGAACCAAGTGAGTTCTTGCCGATAGGTAATGAGTTTCAGAAAATCTTTGGAATAAGCTTTGGAAAATTCATAGATATGCGGTTTCTTTTAGCGAGAAAAGAGTTAGTCTTCAATCTGCTGAAGTTCACAGATTGGCTTGAAGAGTGCTATCCGGATGAGTGTTCCATTGATGGAGTGAGTTACAATGCGGTTGTCGAGCGAAAATTTGGCAAGCGAGGGGTTAAAATGATAAAGAAACTATTGCAATGAAGTATATGGGTAGCAAGGCTAGAATCGTGCATGAAATATTGCCGATTATGCTTGATAAAGAACATGATACGTTTGTAGATGCTTTCTGTGGTGGCTGTAGCGTTATTGAGAACGTTCCGGACACGTATCGAAGGATTGCCAACGATAAGAATAGGTATCTTATCGAAATGTGGAAGTATCTTCAGAATGATGGGTTTGTCTTCAACCATATTAGTAAGACGTTGTATAACTTTGCAAGAGACTGCTATCACGGAAAGAATAAATTCTTCACAGAAGCAGGTGTCGGACTAATTGGCTTTATGGCGAGCTTTAATGGACGTTTCTTTGATGGTGGCTATAGCGGACATAATGTTGTCGGCAAGAACGGAAAGGCAAGAGATTACATAAGGGAGCAGATAGAAAATACAATGCGTGATGTGCCTCTTCTCAAAGGTGTCGAGTTTTATAGCGGCAGTTATGATGAACTTGTGATACCGGATAGGAGTATAGTGTATTGCGATTTGCCTTACAAAGCTACGAAAAAGTATGATGTATCAAAGAATTTCGATTACGAAAGATTCTATATATGGTGCATGGAAATGGCTAGAAGAGGTCATAAGGTCTTTATCAGCGAGTATCAGATGCCCCAAGAGTTCAGATGTGTTTGGGAAAAGGAAGTAACAAACTCTCTTAACCCGAATATAACAAAGAGACCAGTCGAAAGGTTGTTTACAATTGATTAGAAAGAAGAAATGAAAGAAACTTATTGCTTGGAAGATACGCTTTACAATACAAAGCGTTACTTCACGTTTGAAAATGGCGTAGTATCAGGAACAGAAGTTGCACAGGAATACTTTAATATTTTTCTTGATCTTGCAAGTCGGCTTGGCTATAAGGTAGTGAAATTATGAAAAGGCGGGTAAACAAGGATTGTCCGTTCTCGGCAGAAGAATTGGATGAGTTCAGAGCAGCCTTATATAATGTGAATACATCTTTTCACTGCTGTAATGCAGCTCCGGTAGACTGGGCGGCAGGATGGCAGCGGAATGATATAAGAAAGACGAGGTAGGAAAGCCATAATCTACCAAATACCCACGTGCCAAAGCCGTGTGATGCCTTGCGTGGGGGCATGATGATAAACTAGGAGTCGCACGGCTTTATTTGAATGTTTCATAACTACAAATAGCCTATCGCTAATGGTTGTTCCCTTGGGCAGGGAGATAGTTAATACCGCATCGTAAGATGTGAACACTTAAAATTTGCCGACAACCATTGGCAAATGCCTATTAGTCAGCGGCAGAAACCCTTGGGCAAGGTTGGGAATGGTGCACAATCTTCAAATTCGCATCTGTCGCTGACAAACGGATGAGTGGCATTGGCAACTGAAAGCAATGCGACCCTCGCAAACTTGGAGCGGATTTTCTGATTAAACATTCCGTGTACCAGGTCACTGGGGAGGTGTTGACACCAACAAGGGTTTAAATCCCTTGTCATCCACTAATTTTAAAAGGTAAAATCATGAATGAGTATTGTAAGAATTTGATTTCAAATGGTGTTCCTAGCTGGATAGTAGAGGAGGCTTATAAATTTACAATTGAGCCTTTGAAATCAACAGAAGGCTTGGTAGGAATTGATAAGGAAAATAGTGAGCTATATAGAAATGTCATTATCGCAGCCTACATTGAGGGTGCTAGTGCTACATTGGAAAAAGTGCAAAGATATTATGGCGGTGAGGAACATAGTTAGACAATGGAACGAGGCAACAGGAGGATATTCGTACCGCTTCAAAGGTGGAGATATTTTCCTCCGGTTGGTAAAGGCTGAAGAATGCTACGAATTGCGTAACCCTATAGGCTATGGTGTTCAAGTAGTCAAGTGCAAAGACTTGGATGAAGCAGATGCTAAAGCCAAGGAAGTGCTTGAAGCGTTTTTTGATGACAAAGTTAATATAAAAGCAATCTGATTATGGACTTAGAATTATTGATAGATAAGATAGACTTTAGTCAAGGTGCAAGGCAGATAGCCAAACAAGCCTTGGAGTTGGGAATGAAATGCCAAAAGGATAGTGCTTGGCATCCGGTAGAAGAATTGCCTGAGCACAACAGACGCATTGTCGGTTTGACCAAGGTTCGCAAGCGTTTCAAGCATCTGAATTTCTTAGGCGAGGAATGGTGGAAGAAGTTCACGAAGTCAAACGCCATCTATAAATGGGCTTATGTGGATGATTTGATATGATAGTAATCGTAGAAATCCATAATGCTATTTTGTTTTAAAGGTTTACCCCATCACTATATATAATAATGTAGTGGTGGGGATTTTTGTGTTAACGTCAGCAAATTATTTGTTTATATTATTATAGAGTGTTAAAAGCAATAAGAAATACATTAAATAATTTGCATATTTTGAATATTCTTTGTATCTTTGCAATGTAATTAAGAAACAAGGTTACTAATTTTAAAAAGGTGAGACACACCATAAAAACTGTAAGAAGAAAGTGGAAAAGAATAATGTTTATGTAGAGGTGTTGGCAAAGATTGCCAGCCTCATGGGTAGAACAAAGGAGTCTATCCAGATGTCGTCTTCAAATACTCATACGAGTATTACGATGTTTGCTGAAAATAATAGCAAGATTATTGGAAATTGGTATTTTGATGCTTCCGATAGCAAGGAGTTGGTGGATGCTACTTTCAATGGTCTGAAGGCTTTGGTTGAGTCTCTTGAGCACAATAAGAGCAATGACGGACAAGCAGCGTAAGTACATAGAAACTCTTATCAAGAAAGTGTTTCGTAATGCAGATTCGCAGAGCGAAATACTTTCCAGATTGGATAGGGTTAAGATTTCAAGCCATCAAGCTTCAGTAATGATACATGCATTGAAGTTAGAGTGCAACATCGGTCGCTCCGTTCCGGCATATATGTTAATGGCAAACAATCTAAATCCAAAAATGGATGAGTTCTTTAGTATATTAGGGTACGATGAATGACGTATTCTTCAAGAAGAAAAGAAGTTGATATGAAAAAGGTAATAATGATAATAGCCGTTGCCGCCATTTTGGTAGGTTGCAAAGGTAAGGGTACAAGAGTCCAAATCTCGGATTCTGTTGACAAATTCAATGTCGAGAAATTGTTTGTTGTTGATAGTATAACAGTGTACAGGTTTTATGACCAAGGAAATGCTATCTATTTCACTAACCGGAAAGGTAGGGTAGATGCAACCCATTCTGAGTACAATCCGGTTACTCATACATACAATGACGAGGTTAACGAAACTTTATGTGAAGGAGACTAAAAAATGGAAAAGAGATTAACTAAGGAAGAGTTCCTTAAGGACTTATGGCATCCAAATACAGAAGAGCCAGATAAGAGCAAGAGCGATATTATTACCCTTGGTTTTGATAACGATGCTTATCTACAGTTTAAAGAATCCATTCTTTGGAAAGAGGAATCTTGGAGACATTCGATTAGCAGATGCCAAATCATCAAGTGGGCTTATTTATCTGACATACTGCCAAAGCAGGAAGGAGGTGAACAATGAAAACATTTATCTTTGATGTTATGCTCGACGGAAGATTCATCTGTACTCTCAAATACGAGTACAGTCCACTCTTCCCGATTGACCTTGAGGAGTTAGATAAGTTCATTCTTGACAAGAGACCAAGTTTGAGAGGTAAGGACTATAGAATTGCGTTTTGATTATGAAAGAGCTTAAAGTTGGAGAAAGAGTAACCATTACTCTTGAAGCTGTTGAGCAAAGAAATTGCAAAGGTTGCTTCTTTGATAATTACGGATGTAACGCAAGTGATGAGTTTAAATGCGGTTATGCAAATCGTTCAGACGGAAAAGGTGTAATCTTTAAAGAAGTTAAGAAACAAAAAAAGAAATATGAAAAAGAATAAACACTCATTAAAGATAAGTCGTAGCTTCTTTGGCGATACTACCCTTGATGGTTATCCTATAGCTACATATTCAAATGAGGAATTGAAGATTCTAAAGAACCTGTTAACACAGGTTTTGGGTGAAGTGAACGAATATATACATCTTTAGAAAAGTAAAGCGTATGGCAGCAAGATATAATTTTAGAAAAACCATTTTACACAGATTGGAAATCTGTTGGAATGTGCTCACACATAAGACTTTTATAGCTTATACAACTGATGATATAGGTGACAAATGGAGTCTTATAAATAACATAGAAAGTCTTGAACAATTTGGTCAATGGCTTGTAAGTGGTGGGTATAAGGAGAATAGCAACTATAAAAAGTAAAGCGTATGTTGTACGAAGCAAAACAAGGGACAAAGGCTTATGAGATAATTAAGAGTATTCTCGATGCAGAATTTGAAGAGCATCAAGCCTACATGAAAAGAGTTGAAGAAGCCGTAGGTTTCGAATTTGAAAAATATCAGGGCTATCAGCCTAACAGAACTCTCACAAGAGTGTACGAGATTACCGCTATATGGGTTCTTTCTGAGCGTTACGATACGCTAGATAAGAAGGTGTGGAAGAAGGTAGACGGTGTAAAATTGGAAGACGGTTACTATGTAGCTATTGCGCCTAACAAGCGTAGTAAGCAAGGCAAGGCAATAGCCTCCGTTCTTCTCTCCTATAAATCAGTTGCTAACCATTTTAAGGTAATGAAGGAACTGAATATAGAAGTCACTCAAGCTAGCCGTTTCTCTATTACTCAGCTCCTACGTCACAAAGACCGCATTTTCGCTTACTTAGATGACAGCATCCGAGCCGAGAAGCACAACTCTGATTTCAAGGAAATCACGATAGGTGAGTATGAGGATTTCATTAATAGCAAAGATTAGAGCGTATGGAAAAGTTAGAATATATTCCAGGAGATTTGGTAAAGTTTGCAACCAATACTTATACTATTGTTAATTTTGAAGAAAACTTTCTTCAAAACAAGATATGTTATGCTTTGATTTCAACTAATAGTACAAAAACAGCTTTAGTTGCAGACAGAGATATTTTACCGATTCCTCTCATTCCTGATATTCTAGAGAAGAATGGATGGAAGAAATTATATGAGAAATTCTTTGAGAAGAACGTTAACGATATTCGCTTAACAATAGAGCTTAGCGAAAATTTTTACGTTGCTATTAACAGAATCTTTATAATGGAGATACATTATATCCACGAACTCCAGCACCTCCTCTTTGGTCTAGGACTAAAACACGAAATGGAGGTGTAGGTATGAATATAATTACGTTTGGTAAATATAAAGGTATGCCAGTTACAAGGGTTCTTAGAATTGACCCAAGTTACTTTGGATGGTGCAAGAATAATGTACGTTGGTTCAAATTCTCTAAAAGAGACTACGAAATATACTTGGAATGGTTATCATTACAGCAAAATCATTTGCAATTCACAGGATATTCTGATGATATGGGTAATATTAGATTCCTTTTTAGAAAAGTGGAAGAAGGCAAGTTTAATGCTTACTCTGATACGGAATATCTTACAAAAGAAACGTGTGGTGAATATCTAAAAAGTACAAAAGAACATTATTTTAGCAAACATGTTTAACCGCCATCTGGCATAAAAGATATAATAGAATGCTTATAAGTGAATTTATTCAACAGCTTCAAGATGTTTACGATGAAGAGGGTGATATGGAAATTGCCATCAAGATAGATGATAACGACTTAGGTTCTGAACCTATTGTAGTGAAATCTACTGTTTATGAACAACTTTATATAGTTAAATCTTAACCGCCTTCTGGCATAAATAATAGCAGTATGGATAAAAATGTTGTATTATCAAACGAAGAGTTAGAATTACTCATAACAGGCTTACATTGTGTAGATGAACGTAGTTATAATTTTTATACTACAACATATACACCTTGGAGTGAAGCTAAAGAATTAAAAGAGAGTTTGCGAATAAAGCTCAAAAGAGTATTGTTAAATGTTTAACGCCATCAGACATAAATAGAAATAATATGAATTCTACAGAAACAAAGAGAATATTATTTGAGATTAGAAATAATCTTATTGACGATAAGCAGAAGCATGCTATTTGGTTAGCAATCAAAGCTATTGATTATTGTATAAGATTGAGGAAAGGATATTAACAGATAGTAATATGAAAGCAAGTGAGTTGATAGAGCATTTAAAATCTTACATTGACATCACGGGTGGAGATTGTGAAATGCTTGTATTTGACAAAGCAGAAGGTGTTTCTTGTGATATTAACGATACTACCAGTGATGGCGATTATGTGTTTCTGCACATTTCATCTGATAAATACACAACGAAGACACCAGAGTAACCAACCATCCCTTATGGGATATAAATATAAGGAATATGAAGGAATTAAGAAAGAAAACATTTAAAAATGGTGTCGTGTATTGCCTTCAATTAGAAGATGGCTTTCTAGTTGAAACTACAGACACGTTCTTACCTTATTATACAAAGGACGCTATTGGCAGACATCAGAATAAGCTCGATAACAACGAGCTTGGCGACCGTACAGAACGTTGGATGATTGGAGTATCTACAATGAGTGGGTGTCCAGTAAGATGCAAATTTTGCGCTACAGGCAACATGAAACGTTATCGCAATCTTACGGCAGAAGAAATTGTAGAGCAGGTTGAATTTGCCGTCAATAAGGCAGGTGCTGACCCAAGCAAAGCAAAAGAGTTTAAAGTTAACTATACTCGTATGGGCGAGCCATTTCTTAATATTGATGCAGTCAAAGAGGCTATTCGTATTATTACGGAGAAATATCCTAATACTCATCATTATGTATCAACGATTGGTATTAAGGGTAGTGATTTCTCTTTCATTAATGGAAATATCACATTGCAGATTAGTTTGCATTCATTTGATGATGACAAGCGAAATTGGTTGATTCCTTATAAGAACAAAATGACAATTAAGGAGTTGGGACAGATTCGCACAGAAAGCAATCTGAAGACTACAATCAATCTTACACTTGTTGACACTTCTGATTTTGATGCAGAAAAGCTGAAAAAATGGTTTGATAAGGAGCATTTCTTCGTGAAGTTGTCTCCTATTAATGTGAATAACATATCAGAGAAAAATCACCTCGGCTATGACAAGAGAAGAATTACAAAATAAACATGGCGATGCTATCTGTGAGTATTGCAACAAGAACATTATTTCAAAATATAACATCGGCATAGGTGGGCTTTGCGAAGGTCAGTATTGCGAGGAAGCACAAGATGGCTACGCAGCAGAAAATAACATAGAGTTGGAGGATTAATTATGATTCAAAAGCAGTCATGGAAGGATGAAATCAGAATTTTAATAACTGATGAAGAAAATCTTGGCTCAGTTCAAATATCTATTCCGTCATATGTTAGTGATATTTTCGGCAAAGCTGATGCTCTAATATATGCACTCTTTGTTGATGATGCTCATAGAAGATGTGGCGTTGCAAAACGTCTGTTACAACTTGCCGAACAACAAGCTAAGTTAAATGGAGTGAAAATAATCGGGTTGGAATTTAATAAAGATGAATCCGAGAGTTTTGTTTTCGAATGGTATCTGAATAATGGTTATAAGCCATTTAATAAGGAAAGTAATTTATTAATTAAAAAAATATAGTATTAGTTATGTCATGGTTAGCAGTAGATAAAGGTGGCTGTGAACATATTTTTGCAGAAAAACCTTGCAGAAATGAAAGTAATACATTATGGATTTGCTCTGTCGTATATTTATATGGGCAGAGGTACGCAAATACCGGTTGCTGTTACCTTCCTAAAGGAAGCATTAAGAAGCTCATCGGAAAAGAATTGTCTTGGAAAGATGAGCCTGTCGAACTTAAAGGAGAATAAGTAATGAATGAAAAGATTCAAAAATGTCAAACTTGTTATTATGATAATAGGTGTTATTGGCAAGAGTTAGCAGACCATATTCCTATGGATTGCAATGACTATAAAAAGAGGGATAGGAAATGAGCAAAATGAACGTCAAAAAGTCTCTTCTAGATGTTGTTAAAAGCAATAACTTAGAGATACTAAAAATAGATTTATTCAATGATTTTGAGTTGTTCGTAAGGGAAGGCACTAGGGAACGTAATGAGTATTGCAAGACTTATGCAACATTAGACGATTTGGATTTTGATGTAGAGGCTTTCTTGCTTAATGATGAAGTACGTGGAATTGTATACTGCCAAGATAAAGACACAAAAGAACCAGTGTGGATTGAACCTTGGAGTGACGAATGCTATTCTTGGTGGCAGGTTAGTAGAGTTCCTGCCTTCTATAAGGATAGACTTAAAGATTTAAATATGAAAAAATATGAGTAAAGTATCGGCACTAACAATTATTGATGATATGATTGAAAACTATACTAGAATGATGAACGCAGGAAATAAGAAAGTTCTTGTAGTTCACGCTAGAAGTTTTCTAAAACTAATCAAGCAAGAGTTAGAACTTAAAGAAGAATAGTTATGGAAAGAATATTCGAAATAAATATTAGAGTTACTATTGATTCTAAGTGCAATGATAGTGACGATGATATTATAGAAGAACTTATGTATGGAGCAGATAAATATTTCTATCCATATTGTTGTAATAATGAACATATAGAGCATACTAATAGTACTGCTCATAAATTAAATAAAAAATGAAAAGTATGCACGAAGAATTTATAGGAGCAGGAGTAGCTAACTTGTTTATTGAACGAATGAAGTTAGAAGGATGGTTGCCCATTAAAGAGTATTTCAAGATGAAAAAACTTGGAATTGAGCTTGATTGGATAATGGTTCTTACTATGGAGAATGATGGATTTATCGCAATACCAATGGTAGCAGAATATCGTGTTCCACATAAAGATAGTGGGCGAAAATCTGGTTGGTATAAAGACGAGATTGATAATCCAAACAGGAGAATTGATGATTGGACTAATGTAATTATGTTCAAGCTTATAGATAAGCCTTATATTGACGGAATAAGAGATTCTATTCTTGACAAATATAAAGAGGCTGAAGGTATTACAGATACTCATGTTTATAATTTGTCTTTCAATGAGGCGGTTATTAAACAATGTAAGGGAATTAAATGATTTTAGCGTATGAAATTAGAAAATATCAAATTCAAGGCCAAGCGTCTTGACAATAACACTTGGGTAGAAGGTTACTTCTGTGTTGAATGTGGTAACACTTACATCATCGAGGATAGGCAGAGTGAATCAATGCTTAATAGAAACGAGGCACATCAGGTTGACCCTTCTACCGTCTGCCAGTTCACAGGAGAGAAAGATATGAACGGAGACAATATTTATGTTGGAGATATTATCTCTAACCTTGAAACAAAAAGTGTTATAGAGGTGGTATGGAATGATAAGATGAAAATGCTTGATTGCAAGTTCCTTAATGGAGTGAAGTGTTGTTTTGATATTCCATTTGGAACATTTGTAGCAAGGTATCATAGAATAGTAATCTTGAGGTCAAAATTCGATAAGGAGAAGTAGCGTATGATAGAAAAGATATTAGAAATAGTAGTTCAAAAACTGAATGCTTTAGCTGCTAAGATGTTTAAGGAAGAAACTTATCCTTATCCTCCTCTTTCAAGAAGAGAACGAAGAAAGTTTGAACGTGACAACAAAAAAGCTGAGAAGAATATAGCGTTATGTCGTAGATGCATGAAGAACACTCCTAGTTGGTGGTGTCCAGGAGAACGTTGCTATTTCTTTCCTTATCGAAGACACGTATTATTTGGAGATAAAAATAAGTAGCATATGGAAATTGTAATTTTATATATAAGTGTTAGTCTAATTTACATCTTTCTTGTTTGCTTGGATGGAGAAGATGTAAAACCGAAATGGAAACAATGGCTAGCTGACAAACTAGGCATCAAACCAAAGATAGAGGTTAGATATATAAAGCCACAAGTTATTAAGCTTCGTTCAAGAGTTGAAATGTCACACTTTGAAATGCAATACTATTGCCGTGACAAATCTGGCATGGAGCAATTGAAGAGAAGAGCAATAGAAAGTGTGTATGATGAAATTCTTAAGGGAATGAAGGCAAATGGATTGGTTTCCATTTCGCAATATAAAGACATCTATACAAATAGCACAATTTATGAGGGGACATGTAGTATTTATAAAAACAAGTAGTATATGAAGATAAGACAAGCTAAGAAAATCTTGAATATGATGGCGAGAGGAACGGACACACGTTACTTCGATTCAAAATATACATTCAAGAAAGAGAGTAGATTCATTCCTAGATTAAAGAATCTCTATCAGAAAGCAACTATCAGATGGAATAAGGTAAATATGCCGAGTGCCAACGTTAGTTTGTTTCGTTCAATTTTGAGAACTTCAAAGGAATGCGGTCGTTGTAAACATTTCAATGGTATGTTTGCAGGAAGATGTACTAAACTACATAAGTATGTTGAAAGCAGCGATTGGTGTCATGGAACGTTTTTTCATAGAAAGTGAGGTTGACATGAAAATAAGACAAGCTAAGAAGATAATGAAAAAAGTCTATAAAACCAGATATTGGGCTTATAGGCAAGGCTATTATTGTGGCAAGAAGGATGCTGGAAAGCTCGCCGGAGACCATCGTTTGTTAAAGGCTATGCGTCTTACAAAGAAGTGGGAAAGTCGCAAGATACGAAATGAAGTGAATAAAATACTGAAGAAGAATCCGTTCAAACCGAGGGATCTTCAACGTAGTGCTTTAAGATTAATGAGATATGGATGTAGCAAAGCTTAATCAGGAAATTTTAGGCGTAGATTTGGAATACAAAAACGTCTATATTGATGCGGAGAACACAAGAATGATACGTGCAAAATTACCTGATGGGTATTGCGATTTGGTTCGCACAGATGTGTGGAAAGGTCGTGTGAATCATCCGGAAGAGCATGATATTGTAAGATATACGGCAATCTTTTGGTATAGAGAAGAATTTGTCGGTGGAGTTGATTTAGGTCGCAACTACATGCATGCTAAATATAAGTTCTTCGAGTTGGTTGTGAATAAAAAATATATTTTGGAAATGAAACATAAGAAAAATGAAAATGCTAGATAATAAGTTAATCATAGATATTCCTAAAGGAATGGAAGTGGACATTGAAAAAAGTGACTTGAAAGTGGGCATTATAGCATTCAAGAAGAGACCATTCAGCTATGAGGATGTTATATCTACTTTAATAGACCGTGGCCTTAGCCCTGTCGTTGCTAATGTTACTAATAGTAATGTAGAGAAAATTGTTGCATTGGATAAGTTAATGGATATAGCTAAGTGTTATAATGGAGATTGGAAACCGGATTGGAATTCTAATGAACATAAGTATAATATCATGCGAACCCGTGAATATGGTATTACTTCTTGTAGTAGTTATAACGAGGGAGCTATTTACTTCAAGAACAAAGAAGATGCCCAAGCCGTTATTGATAATCCGAATTTCAGAAGCATTCTTGATGCAATCTATAAGGACTAAGGCTTATGAAGGAAATGTTCTTTAAAAGTGTAAAGTTCCGTGAAGTTCAGCATTTGGCATTCTCGGATGAATATATAACTGCATACGTATCGGTGAACCATGTTCCTAAGATATACCTAAGTGTAAATACACCTCGTGATGAATATGGGTTTGTGAAAGGTAAATCAAAGCGTTACTTTAGAGTGGGGTTTGGAAAATGGCTCACCGAACGAGCGTTTGTTAAGAAATATTTTAGTGAAGAATAAATGAATATAAAAAAGACAGACATGGAAGAAAAGATTAATATAGCGGAAATTCTAAAGAATAAGCCGCAAGGAACAAAGTTGTATAATTGGTTATATAATACAAATGTAGAGTTAGATACAATCAGTACAACGGATAAAGAAACAGCTATATGGTGTACAAAGCAAAAAGATATTAATACCACCATTTATTTTTCTTTTTCCAAATTAGGAACTATGAAAGGATGGCTTGACGGCTTACAGATTCTCCTTCCTTCAAAAGAAATGCGTGACTGGCGCAAATTCGCTTGGAAGAAAGGCGATTTGCTTATCAATAGTAGTGGATTTCAGTGCATTTTCAAAGAATGGGATTCGGATGATTATACAAAGTTCAACGGATGCTATTCTAATAGCAGGGATGGTTACGAAGACGTATCAAATGCAGAAACAGCTAAGTTTGACAAGTTAGATAACAATATTGCCTATGGATATGTCAGAGAGATTGAAAGAAAATTAGGTGGCATACTAAACCTTGAAACTTTGGAGATTGAGAAGGCTCAGCCAGAGTTCAAGGATGGTGATATTGTTTGTATGATGGATAGATTTGATAATTATCGCTTTATATTTATTTATAGAAATGAAGATGATGAAAATTTTTATTATCATGCGCATATAACAAGAAATGGTTTTGTAAATTTAGGCGAGAATGAATATCTTAGTAAACCTCGCAATTATTCAGTTCATTTAGCGACAGACTTAGAAAAGCAGCAGTTATTTGATGCTCTTGCAAAGAAGGGCAAGGCTTGGGATGCTGAGAAGAAAATGATTGTTGATTTGAAGAAAAAAGTCGAGCTTAAACCTTTTGATAAGGTTGTAGTAAGATGTAGCGAAGCAGATAGATGGTCTATAGATTTCTTTAGTTATAAAGCACCTAACGGATATATATGTGCAGGAGACGCTTGGTTTGGATATTGTCTTCCTTACAATGAGGAGACTGCAAAGTTAATAGGTACAACTAAAGATATGGAGGTTTAAGATATGGACGAAGCTTTTAAGAAAGAACTTATAGAGCATTGTAAAAGACAAATGCAACGCTTTGAGAGAATGGGAAGAACAGATTCTTTCGCATATAAAGAACATACTGTTTTACTTAGTTTTCTTGAACGTCCATATTTACATTTTTAATACAACAATAGTTATGATAGACGATAAGAAAATAGAAGGAGCCGCAAGAAGATACAGCAAAGTGACGGATTGTGATAAGGAAGAAGCCTTATTAATTGAAGAAGGCTTTAAGGAAGGTGCTGAGTGGGCTATCAATGATTTCTTGAAGGACTTGTGGCATCAAACAAATAAGGAGCCAGAAGGATATGATGAATGGATATTGCTGCACTATAGTGTAGGCAACTATTATTCATTAGCTCAAGTCAAAGAATTCAAGTCTTGGAAAGGATTTGTTGAGAATATGCCTATAGACGGGTGGTTCTATATTGATGATTTATTCTCAAAGGAAGGAGGTGAATGCAAATGACCGATGCAGAATTTAATAAGTTTGTGCTTATGCTAGAGAATGAAGCGTTTCGGTTTTCGAGAAGCCAAAACGAATTTAAGGAACATCGAGTAGTGATAGAACAGTCTTTCAAGATAGGAGGGATGTTCATCCTTCGAGAGTTGGAAAAGTGTTTTAATCAAAAGAAGTAAGCGTATGATATTATATGAGAATCAATGTTTTGAGCTTTTAAAAGCTTTGTGTTATAGTGTCCCACAGAATCCAAATGTCGGTAGGTTTGAGATTGCAAACGTGATACTTGACACATTACAAAAAATAAAAGATGCGGATTAACAGCTTTCGGGCACAAATTTAAAGATAATGACAAAGGAAGAAATATTGGAAAAGGCATCTGATTTTGAGGATGAAGATGAGTTTGTGAAGTGTGATAGATTGCCGTTCACTGAAGAATTGTGGCTTTTACATCAGCTAGTGTATATTGGCTTGTCTTGTACCTATACAGGTCGTGGTTATATAATTGAGAAACTTAAAGATTAGTAAAATGGAAGCAAATGATTATTTGAAAGCCATGCAAGCTATGGACGAATTGGATAGACTTGTAACTAGTGTTTATCCGGATAAGTTCAAGTTGGTCTGCAAGAAGCATGGAATAGATGAATGCGAGGCGATGAACATGTATTCGTACTTGCAAAAGATGCATAAAGGTCAGTCTTGGTTAGTTAGATACAAGCCATTGGAATATCTAGAGCGTGTATTAACACTAGCCAAAGAAGCTTATGCGTCTTACATGAACAACGGCTTGATTCTAAGTATGGTCAATTTTGGTGATAAGTACACAAGAATACTTGTAATATTTGAGAAAGATGGCGTAAGAAGCCAACAAGAATTTGACCTTAGAGAGCAAAGAACATATGTTGATATAGCGGACTTTATTGGAAATGGTTACTCCATCGTATCTGTTATCCGTCAGTCTGACAATGTTGATAGCGAAAAATTTGTTGGAGAAAAGGATGAGCGAAGTCATAGTATTCCTATTTACGATGGTGATGTAATGCTTTGTTACGTGAATAAACCGGAATTTTGGAGTTCCGATTGGCGTAATAGCGGACTTTATATTTGTGAGGACGGCTCATATCATAGATTGCTATACACTCCGAATAAGGGGTACGTAAGACATGGAGAGCCTGATGTAGATGAAGACTTCACCCTGGATATTGGGGAAGAATCCTTCAATAGTTATGTTATGACTTTAAGCCAGTCTTGGTATAAGTTGGGTAATGTTCATGCAGGTATAGGCTTTTTGAAGGAGAAAGAATAGAAGAGTAAAAGGAGAGGAATATCATTTCCCCTCCTTTGCCCTAATCTCCAGCTCGATAGGCTTGCCGCAATGGGGGCAGATGATAGCCGGATGCGATAAGGTTTCACCATCAATAGCAAGGAAACTAGATGGCGAGCAACCACAAATACTAGCTATTTGTTCTACTTTCGCAAATGAAATTGAGCCATTATTGATTTGTTGCGATAAAGCTGATTGGGTAATACCTAACTTTTCAGCTACAGATGAAATGGTTTGCCCATGACTCCTAATTATTTTCTTTAAGTCCATACCTTATTATATATAAGTGAATACTAATATTTATTATGCTGCAAAGATAGCTTATTTTTTTTTAACTGCCAAAGAAAAAGAGTTAAATATTAGAATTAGCTAATAATTAGTGAATAAATGTTTAGAAATAGCTTATAAGTGTTAAATAAGTGGTAATATTAGGAATTTCTTATAGAAATATTTGGCAATATTAGAAAAAACTACTATCTTTGCAATGTCTTTAAGAGATAAAGGCTTTAAAGTTTAACTATTAATTGCTGCTATGCAGCCGAGTCGGCACTCGTAAAACGGTTTGAGGATATGACTACTTCAATTAAGAACAAGATGAGAAAGGTAATGCAGTTAGCACATAGAGCCTATCAGTTGAAATCAAGTTCAATGTCTTGGGTTGAGTGCTTGAAACAGGCTTGGCAGGTTGTAAAGCTTGAGTCAGCGATGAAGACCAAGGTAGTAGAGTTCTTCTTTATGAAGATGAATGGTGAGGTAAGACAAGCCTTTGGTACTCTCCTTCAGAGCCACATTGACTATACTCCAAATGGTACAGGGCATGCAGCATCAAGAGATTGCATCCGCTATTGGGATGAAGCAAAGGGCGCATGGAGACAATTCAAGGCTTACAACTTCTTGCGAGTTGCATAAAGATATATTCACGTTCTAAGGTGTTTGGCGAGGCTTAATAGGGGGTGTGCCTTTAAACACCCCTTTAGTTTAGGACTTTTAAAGTATTTGAGATATGGAAACAATTGCTAAGTGTTTGAAAGAAGTGTTCTACAAAGGGCATCATATTACCAAGGTGGAGGACGTATTCGGTCAGGTTGCCGTTCGCATTGATAATGTTGTTGAACCAGACTATGCTAGCATAGCCGATGCAAAACGAGTAATCAATGGTAAAGCCCCTAAGTGGTTTAATGATGGCTATATGTGGGACGAAGCCAGCAAGAAGGTCGTAAAAGACCCTAACGCTTTCCGATGGGAGGAGTAAGAAAAGATAAGGTAAAGAACTTAATACAATTGATTATGGAAAAGTTTAATGATGGCAATTATGTATTCGAGATAACAAACGAGTTTCCGGATGGCTATTAGATTTGGGCGATTGGTCGAAGAAATTTCAAGCACAAAGGCTACGTACCATTGTGTGAGGTCGATGAGAGCCGCTACGTCAAAAGAGATACCTTGAAGGCTTTGAAAGTCAAGGATGAAGCATTAGCTTTGACTTTGCTCTATGAAGCCGTTAAACGAGGTGTTAATAAGAAGAAGTATAACAAAATGATTAATGCATAAGAAAATGGATGAGAATTTTCTGAATGTGCTCTATATCGAGCATACAGATAAAATAGGCGTTCTAAAGGACGATAAGGAAGAAAGGGTATCAATTATCCTTGGGACGGACAAAACGCTTGTAGAACGCAAGAAAGAGGGTAAAACGTACCTTCTTGTACCTTTGACAAAGAACCATACATTTGTCTGCAAGGATGATAGCATTGATGTGGATGGTGAGTATATCAAGAGTGAAATCTTCTTCCGCAAGGATGCTTGCCAATGGATTGAGATTGACAAAGAAACGTTATCTAAGGTAGCGTAAGAAATAAGGTGGTTTAAGCTATGAAAGTATATGTAGTAATATCTTCATACCAACATGGATTGGGTGAAGCAGTGGAGGTTGATGCAGAAGTTTTCTCTACCATAGATAAGGCAAGAAAAGCGATAGGACACAAAGGGATGAACACTTTGGAGAATTACAAGCGAGTTTTGAATTGTGATGATTATCTATACAATATCTCAGATTCTTTCTTCCATATCTCAGACAGCGAAGGAGAAACGTGGGACAATTTTGACATCGTAGAACGAGAAGTAAAGTAATAAGACTATGGATATTAAGATTATCAAAGACATCTTAGATGATGCAAAGGAGTGTGGTTGCATTGCAGGAATTTCACTCTCTAATGGGCAGTTAACTCATACAAACTTTAGCAAATCAAAGTTATTTGATTTTGCTGCCGATGTTCTTTATAACAAAAAAAGCATTTGATAACTATACTTGGTGAGAACGGAAACAGAGATTACATTGATAGTGACTCTATCATACGTATCTTTATTAGAGAAGGTGTTTAACAATTAATTATAGGAGAATATGGATGCAGGTCATGTGAATGTGATATTAGGCGAAGCCGAGAACAAAGGTCTTAGAGGAAATATCAACTTGGTAGGTGGAGCAAAGATAAGTTTCGACTTCAATAGTGTTGGTGGTGAAAACTCTTTCAATTGCAATACAAAGAACAGAACACTTATGATTGGTAGTGGAAGTACAGTAGTGTTTACACGTAAATATATTGATTGTAGCTCTATCCAGTATATTGAAGTGTTTGAACGTACAAAATAATTATAGGAGACAAGAATATGAATATACTAGACTATTATGAGGTTGTCACCTCAAAGATTTTCAAGTTGGAAAGCATGAACGAGGGGCTTGTATTGATAGCACCGGAGCAGGAGGTGGATGGAGTCCGTTCCTTGATGGTGGGATTATATGTGCCAGAGCATGAACGATACAAGATGTATACTTTCCGTTCCTCTATGAACGAGGGTGAACTTGGCGACAAGTACAAGGCGATGGTCGGCACGATGGATGTGCTAAAACCGGATTGGGACAGAATCAGAAAGAAAAGACGGAAGAGGATTTAACCTCTTACCGCCTTAAGGATGCATTCGTTGATGAAGTCACTCTTGTTTCCGTCTAAGGAATTGAGGATGTCGAGTGTTTCTTCTGTGGCAGAAAAGAACATACGTTTAGCGCATTTCTTCTTGCGTCCACAGCCTTCTCTTGCACCTCCCCATGACTTGGTTGTCTTTTCTTCGTTTGTGTCCATACGTTAAAAATTTGGTGGTTTGAAATAAATTTCGTACCTTTGCAACGAAATCCCAAGGTGGGAGGCGGTGGGCAGCACCACCTCCCTTGGAGTTAGAATAATCTAATCGTGAATGATAAGATTTCTATTTTCCAAATCTTCAATGAAACTTTGAGAACGTTCATAAGACTTTGGGATTTCATTTTACCTACTCTTTCAGGTTTTCGGCATCCCCTTTGTAATCTCTCTTTGATTACACTGCAAAGATACGAAAAATATTTGAAATATGCAAACTATTTCAAGATTATTTTAAGAAAATATGAAAATAAATTAGAGTTTTCTTGCATTTCTCGAAGGTTTTTGTTACTTTTGCGGATGCAAATAATAAAACAATGAGCTTATGAAAGTATTATCAATTCGCCAGCCGTATGCTTGGTTAATCGCTATCGGCTGCAAGACCATTGAGAACAGAACATGGAATAGAAAATTCCGTGGCCGTTTCCTTATCCATGCAAGCCAAGCCAAACCCGAAAAGCTTGACGGATGGCAGGAGAGCGCAATGAAGAAATATTGCCAAGAGCATGGTATTGTTATTCCGGACTTTAAAGACTTGCCAACGTCAGCCATTATCGGCAGCGTAGAGTTGGATGATATTCAGTATCAAGAGGCTTATCCGGATGCATTTGCTGAAGATTTCCAATATCATTGGTTCTTGAAGAATGCTAAATTGTTCGATGAGCCGATTAGAAACGTCAAAGGCAAGTTGTTCCTCTGGGATTATGAGTATAATGAAGCCGAAATGTAAAATAACAATACTTTTGTAATAAAAATACAAGTCTTTGAAAATTAGCGCAAAAGTCTTTGTTCTCCTATGGGTTAGATAAGTAGTAAATGTAAATATATTATTAAATGTTTAGAATATGAAGAAGTTTTTGTTAATGGCATTGATGATGATGTTTGGTACGTTATCATTAATGGCGCAAGATGTAAAGTTTCACTTTAATTCGAACTTTAAGTTTGTAACTGATGACGAAAAGGAATTTGTTGTTATTCCTATGGATGGTTATTCGCAGGATAGTTTGTTTCGTGCCGTATCTTCGTATTTGGATAGAAAATATACTTCTAAGACAAATGAGATTACAAAATTTGGAAACGAGCAAGTCACATTGAACGTATTTATTACTGATGCTTATTATGAGAAAGTAATGGGGCTTCCTCTTAGAAAGCATATGATTTGCACTTATTCATTTAATTTCAAAGATGGAAAGTTTCGTGTTAACGCACCAGTGGTCAATAAAGTTATAACTGGTGCTCCAACGGAATTACCTAGTAGTTTTGCCGGAGACTGTAGTAACTACTTTAAGAATGGAAAGTTGAATCCGAAGAAAGAACGTTTATATAATGCAATTAATGACCGTGTCAATTATATTTTAAATGATATTTTAAAAAGTTCTTTTGTAAAGTCGGAGTCTGATGAATGGTAAAATTTCAACGAATTTACAGGCTGTTGTGAATTGATTGTTATTATATAGAAGAAAATAAGTAAGAATTGAGCCTTCCGCATGAGAGTGTGGAAGGCTTTTTTGTACCCAGCCTTAATTTTTGCACTTAAATCTTTTGTGAAATAGCACACATTAATTCTTTCGTTATTTCTTTGATTATTAGTTAATTTTGCCAATAAAACATAAAATATGGCAGAATTAAGATTCGATGTCAAAGCGAATTTCGAGGAGGTTACGAAACTTCGTTCCGAGTGCGAAAAATTGAGGGCTGAGTTGTTGAAGACCAATAAGTCAACCGACCCAGCTATTGTTGCGGATTTGACGGAAAAATATGCAGATGCAAGCAATCGCTTAAAGGACTTGACACAAGCTGCTTCAAGAGCCGCTTACGTGATGTCTTCCGAGTTTAATAAGAAGATGCAAGCAGCCGCAAGGGAAGTTTATAGCTATGAACTTCAAATGCAAGCTACCAAAGACCGAATAGAGAAAATCCAACAGCAAATCACGAACAAGAGATTAACTCTAGGAGTTACAATGGATAAGTCATCCATAGATTCTTTACAGAAGAATATTGACTATTTAAAAGGCTCTTTGGCAGGTCAAACAGCTCAGTTGAAGAACTTAGAAGGAGGTGCTGTCGGTGCTCGTCAGACCTTGGAGAATATGCGGAATGAGTATGTTTTGTATGCAGGTTCAGTAAATCCGGCAAAAGAGGCAACAAATATGTTGACCGATAGCATGAGCCAAATGATAGAACGTATGAAGTCCGCTCCAGCTGCCGGAGAGGGTATGTCTAGCTTGTTCCAAAGAGTTATTGGCGATGCTCACATGCTTTCGGCAACATTACTTGGTGGCTTAGGATTTGAACAATTAACACGTAGCGTTTTTAATACTCGTTCCCAATTCCAACAACTTGAAATATCTTTCAATACCATGCTTGGTAGTGCGGATAAGTCCAAACAATTGATGGACGAACTTATCCAAACGGCAGCTCATACACCTTTCGATATGTCCAGCATTACGGGTGGCGCAAAACAACTTTTGGCATACGGAACGGAAGCGAAAGATGTTAACAAAACCCTTGTCCAACTTGGTGACATTGCTTCGGGCTTGAATATTCCGCTTGGAGACCTTGTTTATCTTTATGGAACGACCGTTTCGCAAGGAAGAATGTTTACAATGGATTTGCGTCAGTTCATGGGTAGAGGTGTCCCATTAGCAGAAGAATTGGGTAAAATCTTACACCAAAACACAACGGAGGTTCAAGAGTCTGTTTCCAAGGGTAAAGTGACATCAGACATCTTCAAGGAAGCTATCGCCAACATGACGCAAGCAGGTGGACGCTTCGGAGGCTTGATGGAACAACAATCAAAGACCTTAGAGGGTCAGTGGAGCAATATTGGTGACTCCATCCAGCAGATGTTCAACGAAATCGGCAAAAAATCCGAGGGCGTGTTCTCTAGTGGATTGTCAATTATTTCTTCTATGGTAGAGAATTGGCAAGAGGTAATAAAAGTTATTGGCGTAGCTACAGTAGCCGTTGGTTCTTATCGTGCATCATTAATGGCGGCTGCTTCTATTCGCAAAGCAGAGGAAGCGCAACAAGCCGATGATATGATGAAGGGAATTGATGCTGAAATCAAGCGTTTGCAAGACCTAGAGAACTCAAACTACAAGTCGCTGGGTAAGGACAAAAAGCAAGAGCGAGTAAGCAAACAACAAGACTTGGCAAGTATTGTTGGAGATACTGCTGTGTCTGATGATTTTGTAAAGGCAAGATTAGATGCAGCAGAGCAAGAGGGCATTATTACGGAACAAATGCGTTCTCAATTAGAGATGAAACGTGAACTCTTGCAGGCTCAGCAACAAGCAACAGCACAAAGCCAGATAGAACTTGATGAAGAAAAGAGGAAGACCGAGGAACTTCGTCAACAAAAAATAGAGTCTCTTAAAGATGATTTGAAGACTACTACGGAGAAAATATCAAATCTTGATGATAGGGATGTAGAGTTGGCTAGACAATATACATCAGCCTTGAATGATTTGCAAGATGCCCAAGATGCCTTTACTGAGGCTCAAAAATTGGTTGAGGAAACCGCTGATGGTGCAAACTTGGCTTTTGACTCCGAGGGTAATGCTGTGAACGCACTAGAAGCAAAGGAACGTTTAGCAACCGCTGCGAAGAAAGTGAATATTGCTCAAACAAATGTTTCAACAATTGCAAGTCAGCAAAGAGGAGCTGCGCTTATTCGTGAGCAATTACAAGAGAGACAAGCAACACTACAAACGCAGTTGAATTCTGTTAGTCAAGCTACCAATACGACTACGAAAAAGGCTAGTACTTTAGCTACGGCTGCTTCAACTGTAAAAAATGCCATCCATACCGCAAGTGTTAAAATAATGACAACTGCTGAATTAATGCTTAGTAATGCGGTAAAATCTACAACTATGGCTTTAAAGGGAATGTGGGCTGCTATGCTCGCAAATCCGATTACTGGTATTATAACATTGGTAACAACGCTTGCTAGTGCCGTTGCTATGTTCGGAGGTGAAGAGGAAGATATTTCTGTTGACACTAAGCATTTTGGAGATTCTGCTGAAAACACAAGGGCGAAAGTTGATGGTTTGCTTAACGTAATGAAGTCTTCTAAGGAAGGAACTGATGCTTACAACAAAGCTAAAGAAGAACTTATCCAAACCTACGAGCAGTTCGGGATTAAGTGTGATGCCGAAAAGGATAATTTAACAACACTTAAAGGCAAGCATGATGAATTTCTTGCAACTTTACAATTGGAGAATGCTGAAAGAGAAAAGGCTAATGCTTTAATGTCTGCCACTTCCCAATACACAGAAGCAAGAAACAAAGAAGATGACAATTTTAGCAAAGACTTATCCGGTCATTGGTATCAAGGTGGGCAACATGTAGATAAGGAAGATATAACATCAATACAAATGATGTATAATTCCATAGCAACAGATGAGGTTTTAGATAGGCTGGCTAAGTTGAAGCAAAGAGTAGATGATAGCACATTGTCTTACAAGGAGCATATAGATGCTTTTAATATTTACACAAATGCAGTTAAAAAGACATTTGCGCCTATTGATTCGTTCTTAGAAAAACAACATTACAATATAGCGACTATAGAGAATACTGACCATTCGATATTGGAGCATACGAGTAATCTTGCAAAATTAAAGACAAGTTATAAAAACGCAGAGGATGCGATAATGAAGGCGGCTGCTGAAAATGTAGATTGGAATAATACACAGGCTAGGTCACAATGGGTAGCTCAGCAAAATAAACAAAGCATAGATGCCTTAACTTCCTCAACAGACCAGCTTATTTCTATATGGAATCAGGAATATGGATTAAAATTAAAAATCCATTATGATGATACAGAAATTCCAAGTTGGATGAAATCTTTAACGGATAAACAGTTGCAATCTTTGATTAATAGACGTAAGGCAGATTTAAATAGGCAAGAGCAATACCGAACTAATCATAAAGGAAGTAAATTGCTGACAAAGCAAGGAAATCAGCTAAGAGACGAAAATGCCAATAGGCTTGATGTTGCTATGGCTGGTTCTATTCTGAAAGATAGAGAGGCGAAAAGAAAAGCCGATGCAAATAAGCCGAAGGAAACGACAAAGAAAACTACACCAAAGAAAACAGGTGCAACGGATAATCCACAAGCAAGAGCGTATGAACGCAAGAAGGCTGAGGAGGACTATGCTAAGTCTATTTCATCCTATTCGGAGAAAGCTATCCAAGATATGACCAAGAATCGCATCAATGCGATGAATGAGGGTTATAGCAAGGAATTGGCTCAGATTACCGAGAATGCCGACAAGGAGAGAAAGGCGGTAGAAGAAGGTATAGACAAATTGGTTGAGGCTAGAAAAAAACGTGACCAAGCTGTTTGGGTTAATTCCGGCAAGGGTCGTAAGGCTAATATGTGGAAACAGAGCAAAACCGATGAAGAGTATAAGAATGAGGTTTTGAATGAAACCATGAAGGATAGCAAGGGTAATCCGGTTAAGGTCAATGGCATGAATATGACCATAGGCATGAGTGTTGCTAATCAGATGAATGCAATTCGGGATAAGGCGGTAAAGCAGAATGAGGATGTGCTTGCTAAAGAAGCGCAAAGCATGTACGATTATCTGAAGACTTATGGCACATTCCAGGAGCAGAAGTTAGCTATTGCTGCCGATTATGCTAAGAGGATTAGCGAGGTTGAAAACTCTACGGATTCGGACTCAAGCAAGCAATGGAAGATAAAGTCTTTGAAAGAAGAGCAGAAGAAAGAGACGGATTCGGTTGAGGCTAGTGCTATTATGCAGAAGATAGACTGGTATCAAGTCTTCGGAAATGTTGGTGGCATTATGAAAGATGCGCTTGTTCCTTTATTGGCAGATCTGGATAAGTTCGTAGGTACGGATAAGTTCCAAAATTTGGGTGCAGACCAGCAGAAGAGTATCGTTGATGCTATGCAGAATATCCGTAATTCGATTGGCAATACAAGTGATTTAGGTTGGAAAGACCTTGCAAGGGATGTTGTAGCTTATCAGGATGCTCTGAAGAATGCGAAAATTGCACAAGAGGAATACACGAAAACGGAAACTTTGCTTATACCTCGTATTAAGGTTTTGCAAGAACAGATTGAGAATGCGAAAAAGTCGGGCAATGTTGCAGAGCAAACAAGGCTACAAGAAGAATTGAATAAAGTTCAAGGTCAGTTAGCGGAGTCCGGAAAGAAGATTGTTACGGCTAACACAAAAGTCCGTACTAGTGGTCAGAAGTTGGCTCAAACGACACAGAATGTGACGCAACCGATTTCTGCTATCCATGAGTTCCTTTCTACTTCTGGACTATCTGATTTAGCATCTCTTTGGGATAGCTTCGATCAGCTTAAAGGTGGAATTGATGGATTGAAAGCTTTGGACGAGGCTAAGAATGCGGCTGATGGTTTGAAGGATATGGGTAAGGCAGCCGCAGACGCAGCCGCAGCCGCTGGCAAGAAAGCTGGTGATGCGCTAAGTGAAGGATTGTCAAAAGCTGGATTAATAGGTCAAATCGTATCTGCCATCTTGAAGATACTTGATGTTTTGAAAGATGGTATTGGAACATTGATTAGTAGCTTGATTGATACAGTTCTGAATGCGATCAACGGCATATTAAAGAATATTCTAAGTGGCGATTTTATAACTCAGATTGGAGGGTCTTTGGTAAGCGGCATTGGTAATATTCTCAATACAATATCGTTTGGTGGATTCAATAGTTTGTTTGGAGTTGGTGGGAACGCAAAAGAAGTAAACCGGACTATAGATAAATTGACGGATAGAAATGAAATCTTGACGGATGCTATAGACAAGTTACGAGACTCCATAGACAAGAATAGTGGTATTAAAGCCGTAGAGGACGCTAAAAAAGCCGAAAACCTCCAAAAGGAGAAAGAACAAAATTTAAAGAGTATCATGGAGGCGCAAATGGGTTATCATGGCTCTCATCACAGTTTTAACGCTTATTTTCGAGGATTTTCGCAAGAGCAAATCAAAAAGGTGTCCGAAGCAATAGGCAGACAATGGAATGGTAATCTTAACGACTTGCAATCTGCTGATGAAGCAGCTGCCATTTTGCAGAATCCAGATATGGTTGAGGCTATCAAGAATACAGGTAAGGGTGGCTATGGAGGTAGAGTTCTTGAAAAGTTGAAAGACTATGCGGCTGAGGCTGGAACATTAGAGGAAATTGCTGATGACCTTGCAGAAAGCTTGACGCAAATATCTTTTGATAGTTTGAAGAGCGAGTTCATAGATACTTTGATGGATATGAATTCCTCTGCTCAAGACTTCTCTGATAATTTCTCCAAGATGCTTATGCAAGCCGTTCTGAAAGCTAAGGTGGATGATTTGTTGGGAAATGATATGCAAGCATTCTATGACGAATGGGCGGAACGAGCTGAGGCAAATGGTGGTAAATTGTCAAAGACAGATATAACTGCCTTGAAGGGAAAGTATGATGAAATGGTTCAAGAAGGACTGAAGATTAGAGATGAAGTAGCCGAAATTACGGGTTACAAGCAATCTTACGAGCAGTCCGCTTCTTCCGGTTCTTTTGAATCAATGAGTCAAGACACAGGCGATGAGTTGAATGGTCGTTTTACAGCGGTGCAGATCGCTACGGAGGGAACGTATGAGGAAACAAAACTCATAAATACCAAGTTGGATGCTATTGCGGCTCGTGATGGTGGCGCAGAGGGTAGCTTACTAACAGCTAGCGTGAATACTATTATGGGTAATGTAGGTAACATTTGGTTAGCTGTTGATGAGGGTAGGACTATCCTTGCACAAAGCTTGATGTACTTGCAGTCGATTGATGAGAGACAAGAGCGATGGCATAAGCCTATGTTGCAAGCATTCAATGATATACACGAATTGAAAGATAAGATGAGTAGATTGTAAACAAAGAAGAGGAACGTCTGATGCGCTCCTCTTTCTTTTTATAGTTTCTTTTCTTCCAGTAATTCGTCAACTCTCGCTTGAAATGCAAGTTCTGTCTCAGAAAGGCTGTAGCCAGAGTAGGAATAGCTTGTCCCGATGATGTGGCCATCAAACCTTCCAGTATTGTCATCCTTTGTGAAAGTGCCTTTGTAGCCCTTGTATTGGAATACTATTTCCTTGTTGTCCTCTTGCTCATCCTTGTCGTAAGACTTAGCTATCTTAATCAGGTAGCAGAAGCCGAACATGAATAGGCAAGAGAAAAAGGAAGAGATTGAGAATCCAACCATTGCCCATCCTATCGCCTTCGTCTCCTGCTCTCCAAAGAAGCCCATCATCAAGCCGATGACAAACAATAAGATAGTTAACCCTAGTGCTATTACACTAATTAACGAGAGAACACGGAATACCGCTGCACCTCTCAAATTGAAAAAATCTGTCATAGTCGTAAAAGTTTTAATTATTAATACTTGCAAGGAATGTTCCTTACGTTACTTAACACTTTCCAGCTTGTCCAGCACGTCCCTAGCCTCAGTGATGGATGATGCGGAATACAACTCACCACCTTGCTTTATTAGGGCGATGAAATCACTCATAGCATCTACTTTGTTCTGCTTATCAAACAATTCTGCTACAGGACAGCCTATAGCGTTTGCTATTTTTTCGATAGTTGATATACGCAAGTCGTTTTTCTCGCTAAGTAAACGAGAAACCGAAACTCTATTCATACCCATCCGGTCTGCTAAGTCTTGTTGCGTTACACCATATTTATTAAGAACATCTTTAAATCTCATAATACATAATACGTTACATTGATATTTTCTTGCAAAGATAAGAATAATATTTAAAATGTAGCATATATACGTAAAAGTATTAACGAAGTTTAAAGAATAGTACGTTACAAATGAATATCTGTTAATTAACCTAAATACGTTACATTTTCTTTATAAAATATTTGGTAGTGTAACGTAAATACGTTACCTTTGCATCGTAATTAAGAAACAAAGGTCACAATAACATTATTAATTTAGCTGAGGTTGCACCTCCGAGTCGGCACTCGTAAAACGGTATAGCAATATGACTACTTCAATGATAAGAAGAAACTTGATTCAGAAGTTCGTTATGATAGAGTTCGTAAGCAACAGGATAAACACCCAAAAGGACGTTGATAGAATGTTGAATATGATAACAATAAAGCTCAATATGAACAACGATGAGGCTAAGAGCTTCTTGCGTGAGAGCATCGGACTTGCAAAGTAAGTAATTTAAGTTTAACGTTTAAAATTGAAAGATTATGGCTACTACATTTAAGAATATGATGAGAGAAGTGATGAATATGGCACACAGAGCCTTTCAGCTTAAAGGTGCTTATATGAGTTGGGCAGAATGCTTGAAGCAAGCTTGGCAGGTAATCAAGCTGAAGGCTCGCATGAAGAAGCAGGTTGTTGAGTTCTACTTTCAGAAGATGAATGGTGAGATTCGTCAGGCTTTCGGCACTTTGATGGAGAGTCATATTGACTACACTCCTAACGGCAAGGGTTACGCTTGCAAGGACTGCACAAAGTATTGGGATGAAGTCAAGGGCGAGTGGAGACAATTCAAGAACTACAACTTGATTAGAGTTGCTTAACAAGGTTATTAAGGATTTGAAAAGAAACTAGATATGAGCGCAAAGATTATCGTGATGCAAGGCAACATGGTTGCAACCATCGAAGAGACGAACAAGGACGCATTTATCAAGCGTGGTGAGTATAAAGAGACCGAGCTGGACAAACGCAAGCGTGAGGTTGATTTCTTGATTACAAGCATCGCAAACCGCTACGAAGTGACATTCAATCACAAGGTAGAGCTGAAAGAAAGCCGAAGCATCAAGAAAAGCGAATATTTCGATAACATCTACTACGTTACCGAGAATGCATTGAACAAGCTGAAAAAGCAATACTCATACGAGTGTGATTTGTAATAGATTTAGGCACACGCTAAACTGCACCGGACTTTGGACATTAAATATTTAAGAGATATGGATAAGAATTATGGTGAAAGTTTTTGTTTTTCACAATATAGATAAGTGTTGTTAAACTGAGTGCTAATTTTTGGTAGAGTGGAATATAATAGCTATCTTTGTGGTCGAATTTCAAAACTTATAAGGACATGAAGATATTAGAACCAAAATATGAAATCCTATCCCAAGGTGAGGGTATGGATGGAGTTTACAAGCAGATAGAGTTATGCGGTCGCACTTGCTATGCGTCAAGTATGAAGATAGACAAAGACAGTGCAAAGCCTTTCGTTGAGCGTATGGTAAGCAGCAACCATCTTGCCATGTGTGAGCATGGAACGATTTACCTCCATGTAGCCTATGAAGAAGGATTTTTTGTGCCGGAGTCTTTATTGGTCAAGCACTATCGTGAGAACAAATATTCAAAGGTGATGCAGATAGGTAACGATTACTATATCACAACCAACTACAGAGTGATAGTTGAAAATAATTGGTTTGAGGATTTGGACTATATCTGCGAGCCTACGGAATGGCATGAGAAGCGAATAACCGTCCGCTTTACTACTCAGATTGCGGTAAGTAGAGAGGCTAACAGACATCGTGTAGATTCCGTAGCGGAACAAAGCACTAGATATTGCAACTATAGTAAGGATAAGTTCGGAGGCGAGATTGCTATCAACAAACCAAAGTGGGTTGGTGAAGATGATGCGGTTAATCCATCGTCTTTTGATGGTGGAACATTTGTTGACCTATCAAAGAACATCGGTAGTTATGAGCATTGGAGTCCGGTAGAAAAATGGTGGTTTGCCAATAGAGTATGTGAAATGATGTATTTGTCTTTGGTTAAGGATGATGGTTTAAAGCCACAAGATGCGAGAACTGTTCTTCCTCTTGATACCAACACGGAGTTGATTCATACCGCATTCGTGAGTGATTGGCTTCATTTCTTCGATTTGCGATCAAAAGGAACTACTGGAAAGCCTCATCCAGATATTGAGGTCTTGGCAACCCCATTGATGAATGAGTTCAAGGAACGAGGTTTGATTTAATCGCTTATGAAGAAGAAAGCCAAGCAAATAGCCAATGTGATGAGCAATGACTCTTTGGAGGTTGTTGCTCAGATGATTGTTGATGAGGCTAAAGGTGTGCGCTATGAAGTGTATGCTGATGGCTCTAGTAAGAACAACAAGTGTGGTTGCGGTTGGCTTGTGCTTCATAAGGGAGCGATTATCAATAGTGGGAAATATACATTTATCACAGCCAAAGTGAACGATTCGGTGAGAGCCGAAATAAGGGCGGTCATTCAAGCATTGGGTGATTGCCCTCCTTTGTGTTCTGTTGATGTATATGTGGATTGCCAAGTGGCTATAGAGAGAATACAGGCTTGCAAGTTAGGAGACTTACAGCCTATATATAATAAGGTAGCGAAAGGCAAGGTGATAAGATACCATTGGGTTAAGGCTCATAGAGGTAATATGTATAACGAAATGGTGGATTCTTTGGCTTTTTCTGCTACAGAAAGTTAATTTTGTGCCTACATATATAATAAGCGTTAAAATATAAAAGAAATACATTAAATAATTTGCATGTTTCAAATATTCTTTGTATCTTTGCATCGTAATTAAGAAACAAGGTTACTAATTTTAAAAGGTGAGACACACCGTAAAAACTGTGATTCGTTATGAATACTAGATTGAGTAAGAAAGAGACAATGGTTTATGGCAACATCGGAGTGATGGCTGACGTAATCGGAGGTAATAAGTACTTCACTTTTGCAGATTTGTATGATTTCGATTTGGATAATACCAAGGATGAGTTGAAAGAAATATTAAACTCTTTGACCGAGAAAGGTTACTTAAAGAGTTTTAATGATTTCGATAAAACTTATCGAGTTTTGAAGTAAGAACACAAAGGGGATCCAAAATCCCCTTATAATATAAATTAAGAACGTGAGACACACGTAAAACTGTATTGAAAAAATGAAAAAGGTATTCACAATTGAGAATGCGTTAGCGTTTTTATTTGCTCTTGAAATAGTATCATTAATATTTTTTCTAGGATAGGGCTTATGCAGATTAAGTTTGGTAAGATAAAGTTTACTGCGGCTAAGTCCGAAAAAGGATGCCGCTTTGATGCTTGCTATAAAGGTGAGCATGTGGCTTTTGAGAGTGAAGATATGTCTTTGTATGATGATGTCTTTTCTGATAATAGCAGAAGAGCAAAGGCAGCAAAGAGGGTGATTTACGAGAATATTAAGCACAAGTATTATGAGACCCATAGAGATTAGCGATTTCAACGCTGCCGATGAATTTGTCGTTGAGGCAATGATGCAAGATGGCAAATTCAAGGTTATCGGCAAGGTTATTATTGATAATAATCTTCTGAATGATGATGATTTGGAAACCATTTGGGATTATGCCAACTGGGAGACGAACGGCTATGAAAAGATGGTTGTCTCTAATGGAGTGTATAAAGGCTTAAATGCATTTAGTGATGGTCGAATGTTCTATGTAATTACGGATGATGAGGTCGGAGTGGTAAACGACAATATCATGGTACGTAAGCATTATGATGTCAACAATGGCTATTATATAAAGTCATCAAGGTTACACAAGGAGCAATCCAAGGATTTGTGGTGCTTTGGTAGTTGCGAGACCATAACTAACGAATATAAGTCAAACATTTTACATGAAGTACTTTATGGCAAAGATGAACCATATAAAGCCTACCTTTCTTGAAGGCGGTGAAGTCTGGCATGATATTGATAAGTTCCCGATGCTAGACCATACAATTCTAGTAGAGTTGCAAGTAAAAGGCTCAGACGGATTGATTTACCGGACGCAAGATGTATGTGTTGAGCGTGCGGATAGGTTCGTACCTACGATGTCTTTTGTTCCTAAGCGTTGGGCGTACGCAATAGACTTAGCTCAATGTAAGCAACTTGAAGGATAAAAACAAAATACAAAATTAAGAATTAGCATATGGAAGAATCAAGAGGTGTTTACACATTACCTGTCTTGTATAATGAACAAAGTGGTAGAAATGAAGGTGTATGTGTCAGAAGTGAACTTGGAGTAGTTGTTGCAATTGACAATGAAGATGAGTTTAAAGGTGTTTTTTCAAAGGATGGTGAGGTTGATGTATTCAAGCAGTTACTATCACAAGAAGTGTATCGTTTCAACACAGAACACCATGCATTCCCAACTGAGCCTTTGATTTCTTACAAGATGGATGGCGACATTATCTTTGATTTCGTTGAAGTAACAATCGGAAAGATGTATGGCGGTTATGTTTATATCGTGCATTACAACTTTGCAAGCACGGCATTATAACAAACAAGTTTGATTATGACAGTAGTAAGAGAAAGATTAAAAATTGCGGCTCAGATTGAGGTGCTGGAAGATATTGCTATTGATTATAGGGGAAAGACTATAGATAACATAATCCAACAGCTAGAAGCGAGGTTGAGTGCATTGAAGTAAGTTCAAGTTTGAAGTTAAAAGTCAATGAGTGGTGGACGTTTTGATTATGCTCAGTATCGGATTGCTGACATATATACAAAGATAGAAGATTATGTTGATGGTCATCCATTGGATGAGGAAGACGAAAGATGCTTTCTCGAAGACCGATGGTTAGAAGAGGATGAAGACAAGTATGTTAGAAAACATCATCATACGATGCCTAACAGATATGGCTTATCTAAAGAGACTATCAAGGAATTCAAAAAGGGTATTGAACTTCTGAAGAAAGCTCAGGTTTATGCCCAAAGAATTGATTGGCTTCTTTCCGGTGATGATGGAGAAGATAATTTCCATCTACGTTTGAAAGAGGATTTGGCAAATTTAAAAAGTAAGAAAGGGTAGATTATGAGTTGGAATTATCGCTTAGATACACCTATGATGCAATTAGCTGAAGAGGTGAACAAGAAATATGATACTGATGCAGGTAAGATGCTTCTTTGCACTTATCTCTTCATGGTATCAAGTGAAGAGATAAAGGACAAACAAGCTTTCTTTGATTGGGTAGAAGAGCTGAATAAGTCCTGTAAGTGCGATGCGGTAAGGGAGTACGTGAAAATCAACGGCAAAGCCGATTGGCTGCATGGTGGATTCAGTAAGCCGATTTACCGACACTATAAGGGCAATTTCTATGAGTACCTTGGTGAGGTTACTGATAGCGAGACTTCTGAAGCTAAGGTTGCGTATCAAGCAGTGTGCGGACAGCATGAAGTTTGGGTGCGACCAAAGGAAATGTTCTTTGGTAATGTTGAGATTGATGGTAAGCCAGTTCCTCGATTTGAGAAGGTAGATTTAAAAGACTTAGAGAAACAAACCGAGAAGAGCAATGGACAGAGAAAAGATTAAGAGCTTGTTAGGTCAAGCAATCTTGCGAGTGAATGAAGTCGTACCGGATTTCGAAGACTTGGACAAGGTTCTTCCTTTGCTTAGACAGGCAATTGATGAATTAGATAAGTCTGATTCGGGTTCAGTTTAAAAAGGGTGGAAAATGGCAAATAAGCAGACGATAAAACCAAAGGTAGTTCCTTTTGAGATAGCCAAACTTCTGAAGGAGGTTGGTTACGATGAGAAGATAGCAGAATTTTGGGCTTATGCTAGTCCTTGGACAGCAAAGGGTGGCATTCGTAAGGGTGGAAAATATAATGAGCATTACGGCAGTTATATTGCTTACTCCAATTCCGAGTGGGAGAAATCCAATATTGAGTTTTCTGCTGCCTTAAAGTTGAATAGTAAGCATCCGGCAATATCCGCTCCAAGCTATGATATGGTGCTTGATTGGCTTTTAGAGCATTTCGGTTACTATATTTGTGTTGCAAACATTTCGAAAGATAAGTTCTGTTGGGAAACTACATCATGGTGTGTAGAGGAAGGCTTGTGTCATACGGATGGTAAGGAATATTCCAGTAGATACGATGCAATGGATGCCGCATTCAAGAGTATCTTAAAGGCTCGCATAGATAATAAAGAAAACGAGGAAATCAAAAGACTTTTGGAGGAAATACAAGATGGAAAGACTTTATGATACTTTTGTACACGCAATAATGGTGAAGTTAGAAGCTCGTTTATATGTTGAACTCGAATGTGTTTATAAGGATATAATAAACAAGATTGTTGAGAAGAAAGGTAAACTCACCAACGAAGACGTAATTGAGTTTCAGAAAAAACTACAAGAAGTGTACGACACGAATGCTGCTATTCGTGAAAAGGTTACTGGCATTAAAGATTCAAAGAAATGTATCTTAACTAAAGAAGCATGTGAAGAGTTAATAAAGCGATTTAGCGTGATTTATATAAAAGAAGATGAACAAGCAAAGAATGATAGAGTGGATAGCCACTTGTGATACTGGTATCTCTTCAATGACTATGTGGAGTGCATTGATGGGGGTAAAAAGAAAGAAAGATTTGGATATTCCTAAAGACAATAGTGACTTCCGTAGATGCTATGACATGGTAGAATACGGACACGTAACCTTGGATGAGCTACAGGTTGTAAAGAAGCAATATCCTTGGTTTGCTCCTGTTGTTGACAATTGGAAGGAATTGTCTCTTTTGTTTGAAGAAGAGTTGGACAAACGTTTGTATATACGAATCCGTCAGCTTTGCAAAGAGTCATATGCTATCCGATATGAGGTAAAGGGAGGACTTTATTATGAAAGGGGTTTTTGGTATAATGTTTAATTATTAAAAAAATAGAAAGAATGAATAAAGACAAATTAAAGGTCAGCTTTGAGATTGACCGCTACAAGGTAATTGGTATGCTTTCACGTAATTGTGAGAATGCTGAAGAGTACAACGAGATTATGGATATTCTTGAAGGCAAGAATGAGTTTGTGCGTGATGCGAATGGTAACGAGGAACTTGCAAGCCGCATTTGCAATTATGCTTTAGACTCTATCTTGGTAGAGAATCCAGATTTGGCTCTCCGTAAGCGTTTGGATAAGGAACAGAAAGGCGAGGATGCTCCTGATGGATTTTCAAATGTTATCGAAATCAAAGGTGATGACGCAAAGAAACTTGTAGAAACCCTTTGTGGTATTCTTCGAAAGGATAAATGATGTAAAATACATCAAAAGAATATAAATAAACACTAAAACGCTTGCAAGAATAAGAAAAAATGCTTATCTTTGCATCGTGTTTGAAACAGATGGCCTTCTGAGAGGTCGCTTCTACCATAATAAGTCAAGACTTAGGAGTTTACGGCAGGGTTCCCAAGTTCCCTAGCTCAGCTAGACTATAACAAGGAAACTCTTATAAGGGTGAGAGACCCTAGTTGCTGCATTAGACAAGTGGTTAAGTCGCCAGCTTTTCACGCTGGTATTCAAAGGTTCGAATCCTTTATGCAGTACTAAATTGCCCTATGGTGTAATGGCAACACTACAGGTTTTGGTTCTGTCATTAGTGGTTCGAATCCACTTGGGGCAACAAGGTGGAATTGGTATATGTTCCACAAAAGGTGCGATATTCAAGCGGTTAAAGAAGATAGACTGTAAATCTATTCCCATTGTGGGTTCGGTGAGTTCGAATCTCCCTTGCACCACGAGTACTTTTTGCATATTACGAGGAATGTAGCTCAGTAGTAGAGCACTTGGCTTGGTAACTAAGGGGGCGTTGGTGCGAATCCAATCATTCCTTTACGCTTTCGTAGCTCAGTGGCAGAGCATAGGATTTTTAATCCTAGGGTCGAAGGTTCGAATCCTTCCGTTGGCACAATGAGACACAAGAAGAGAGCCGTGATGTTTGTTTTGTTGGAATCTCGGACATCTGTCAACGGGTAACGTAGGAAACAGATGGAGTGAATAAAGTTGTGAATAAGCTTATGGACTAGGGAAGCAAGCGGAATGGCCTCTTTTTTGTGATTCATTAGAGGGTTTAACGAAAAATTGAAGAATATGAAAAGTCCGTTAAGAATGGCAGTCGCTTTAGAAAAGAACAACAAGGTATATCCAAAAGATGTACGAAAGTTCTTGATGGGATTGTACGCCACGTTGCATTTGACAGATAACGCAACGGCTAAAGATATGGAAAAGGTGGTATATTATGCTTTTCGGAATGGCTACCTGTTAGGTGTTAAGTCTGAAGGTGGTGATGACCAAAAAGCGTATGACAGACTGCCGGATTTGGGAGTAGAAGAAGATATTGGTGATGATTTAAGAAGATAGTTGATAAAATTGGTAATTAGTTAGTAAAGTTTTTAGGCTTTGGTGTGTGAACATCGAAGCCTTTTTTATATATAATAAGGTATATAAAGAGGGTAATTGTTAATAACGTACATATATCAGTTACCGTAAGTTAAATAAACAAAGAAAAACATTAAAATACTTGCATGTTTCAAAAGTTATTTGTATCTTTGCATCGTCAATCAAGATAAGTTGGTTGATTTGCCGAGTGACAAGTTTCACTCAATAAGGTGAGAGCGACACCAAGGGGTAAGACCCGAAACAACTAGCACAATTGATTATGTCTAAGCAGACTGGTTTTTCATTCGCAAGTTCAAAGAAGTCATTAATTGAGACTATTGACGAAATTAAGAAGTCAAAGATGCCTCGCAACGAAAAGATTGTTGCATTGAAGGCTTGCGGTCTTCGTGAGAAAGAAATCTCCGATATGTTGAAGGTCTATGTACCAAGCGGTTCAACTTCAACGAGATTCGTTTATACATTCGGTGTTGAGATTGAATGTGTTCATGCCGAGCGCAATGCCTTGATAGAGGCAGGTCGTCAGAATGGTGTTGATATTCATTCTGAGGGTTATAACCACACCGATAACAAGAGCTATTTCAAGATTGTTAGTGATGCTTCAGTTGGTGGTGATGTTGACCCTAACGAGGTTGTAAGTCCGGTATTGAATGGCAATACAAATGGTATGGCAACCTTAAAGAAGGCTATTAAGTCTTTGGATGCCGTAGGTGCAAGAGTAAATTCTACTTGTGGTCTTCACGTTCATATTGGTGCAGCAAAGTTGACAGGTGAGCAGTATGTTAACGTCTTCAAGAATTATCAGAAGCTTGAAAGATTGATTGATAGCTTCATGGCTCCTTCACGAAGAGGTAATTGCCGTTGGGCAGCCAGCTTGCTTGACAAAGATTTCTCTAATTGTCACAGCAATCAAGATATTAGATTCGATGTCTTTCATGGAGATAGATATTATAAGGTCAATGCTGAGAGCTATACACGTCACAGGACAATCGAGTTTCGCCAGCATCAAGGTTCTACCAATTTCAAGAAGATAGAAATGTGGGTTAAGTTCTGCGCAAAGCTTGTCGGTTGGTCTCGCAATAATGTCTTTGCTAGTGAGGTTATGAATATCGAAGATATACCTTTCTTGAATAAAGAAGAGAAGGCTTTCTTCCAGAGCCGTAAGGATGCATTTGCAGCCAATAATGATTAATTAATGTAGTCCTAGGGTAAAAGCCCTAGGACACAAAAAACAAAGTATTACAAAGAAAAAAGAAAGGGTAAAGATATGTGTGTTATTATTGTATGTCCGAAAGGTGTTGCTTTACCATCCGTAGATGAGCTGAGGGCAGCGTATATGAGAAATCCAGATGGTTGTGGGTTCGTGAGCGAGTCTGACCATTACAAGAGTTTGCATTTCTCTACATTTATCCGTAGATTGATGAAGCGAGATATAAATGAGAATGTAATCATACATTTTAGATTTGCTACTCATGGCTCTGTCTGTGTCAAGAACTGCCATCCATTCTACAAGGCAGGTTATTGGTTCGCACATAATGGAGTGCTCCCGATTTGCACTGAGCATGATAAAACAGATAGTCAAATTTGCTTTGAACGTTTCATTTATCCTACTATCAAGAAATATGGTTGGGGTTCTGATGAACATATGAAAGAAATGAACAAATGGACAGCTCATGGTTCTAAGTTTGCAATGTTGCATAATGGTGAGATTGTGAAGTCCGGTAAATTCATAGAGCGTGATGGACGGTTCTATTCTAATTTGAATCATTTGGGTTATATGAGAAATGTAATAAACTTTTAGAAGATTAATGTTTAGGTTCTTTTTATTCGACAAGCGTCAGATGTCCGTGAGGATATTTGGCGTTTTTTTTGTTATATAAGGTGTTTTATTTTGTGTTGCTATAAATTATTCGTATATGTGATAAAATAGCCTTAAATCGCTTAAAAATGCCGTTATTACTCACTTTTAAGCAAAAGTGAGATACTTGCAAATGAATTAGTGTGTTAATTATTCTTTTCGTATTATCTTTGCACTAGTTTTAACAAATATATCGAAAGAATGAAAGATAAAATTTTCCAGTTACTAAAACAAGAGTATAAGTCTCTTGGGTTAGGTGATGAAGTTCTTCAGGCACATGCCGAAATGCTTGATAAGATGGGGCTTGTTACTGATGACAACATCGAGACAGTGGTTGCTAGTCAAAAGAGTTTTTTGGAGTCCTTGCAAAAGGACAATGACCGCAGAGTTACCGATGCCAAGAAAAAGTTCGAGGAGGCACAGAAGGCTAAAGAAGATGCTGAACGCAAGGCTGCTGAAGAAGAAGCTAAGAAGAAAGCTGACGAAGAAGCCAAGAAAGCCGCTGAAGAAGCCGAAAAGAAACGCTTGGAGGAATTGGCAAAGAAAAACGAAATGCCGGATTATCTCAAAAAATACTTTGAAGAGCAGGCAGCAGAGAAGAAAGCTTCAGATGAAGCAAGAACCAAGGAACGTGAAGAGTTCAAGAAACTCGTTGAGACCTTGACTCAGAAGAACACAGACCAAGCCAAGACTTACAACGAACAGATGGAGGCGCAAAGCAAGACCATTAAGGAATTGCAAGAAACTATCCAAAAGCAAGCTGAGGAGGCTAAGGCTAAGGAAGAGGCTGCTGCAAAGGCAAAGGCAAAGGCAGACCACGATGCGAAGATTTTATCAAAGGCTAAGGAGTTGGGCATTCCCGAAAGTCGTATCAACGAGGGTTTCACCTTGAGCGATGATGCTACAGATGAAGCTATCGAAACATACCTCTCCAAGGTAGCGAACAACTACAAGGCGTTGCAACAACCACAATTCGGGGGCAGCTATCGTGCTAGCGAGGGCGAGCCAACAAAGGAGGACGTTGACAATGTAGCCGCATCATTAGTTCAGTCACTTTAAAAATTGAAAAACATGAATCAGGAATTGAAGACTACAAAAAAGCAAATTGTCTTTGGTGAGGATTCCGTCATTATCCAGAAATGGGAAGGCGACATCAAGGGCGGTCGTGCTTTGGATTGGACAGGCGTAAAAGATGAAGTTCTTTACGCAGGTCGTGTTATCGTGACAGATGGTAAGGGAACTTACAAGCCATTGCCTATTGAAACAGGCAACTATAAGGATTTGGGTACTGCCAGCGACCCATTGGAGCATTACAAGTATGCGGGTGTTCTCTATCGTTCCATTCTGAACGGTGAACCAGCGGCAATTATGACTGCTGGACAAGTTAACAAGGTAGCAGCTAAGGCTGCAAATGGTGCAGACTATCCGGATGCGTTCCTTACAGCTATGCCAAAGATTGCTTTGGTTAGCGATGAGGATGCAAACAAGTTCGATGAGTCTGATGCAACCATGGACAAAGACTAAAAGAAGGAGGATAACAGATGGAAAAATCACTTTATTTTCAGTTGGTCAATAAATACTTCCCACAACTTGTTGCAAGTGTAGTAGAGAAGTTGAACGGCAAGAATCAGACTGCATTGACCTATATGTACCGAGACCACTTGACTAACACATATAGTCAGGACGGACGCTGGGCATCAATTACTGCGGAATACACACGAGTTGCTGCTGATGTTGTATCAATGGATGCAGAACTTCCATTGAAGAGCCGTGATAAGGTTTCAACCGCTGAGGGTCAAATCCCAAAGGTTGGTATGAAGCTTTACATGTCAGAGAAGCAGCTTAAGGATTTGGATAACATGATTGCGCAACGTTTGCCTCAGCCACAGATTTTGCGTAACTTGTTTGCAGACCTTCCTCGTTGTATTCAGGCGGTTTACGAGCGTATTGAAGATATGTTCCTCAGTGAGCTGTCAACAGGTGTAGCTTTGGCAACTCGTTCCGGTGGTACTGGTATCCGAATTGATGTAGGTTTTGCCGAGAAGAATAAGTTCGGTCACGGTGCTAAGGCTTGGGACGCAGAGGATGCAACTCCTCTTGATGACATCCAATTGGTTTACGACAAGGCGATGGAAGACCAAAATACCATCACTACTTGTTATCTTGATGATTACACAATCAAGTTGCTTGGCAAGAACAAGCAGGTTCGTGCTCAGTTTGCCTTCAATCAAGGCATTGCAACCAATAGTAATAGCAATATTCCTATTTTGAGCTTTGAGCAGATTGCTTCTATCTTCAGAAATAAGTGGCAGACTAACTTGGTACGTGTAGCCCGTACAATCAAGACCGAGATTAACGGCAAGAAGGGAACACACAACCCTTGGGCTAAGGGTCACATGACCTTTACATGCTATGATAACCTTGGTGATTTGTTCTGGACTAACGTAGCCGAAGCTACAAGACCAGTTGCAGGTGTTACTTATCAGTCAGCCGATGAGTATATCTTGGCTAGTCGTTATTCTACCAACGACCCACTCCGTGAGTTCACCAGCTCACAAGCAATGGTTGTTCCTATCTTGAATAACGTTGATGCTATCTATTCTTTGGACTCAACACAAGCAGTAGGTTAGGCTTATGAGAGGTGAGGTAATTAGTCCGTTCCGTGATAAGTTCCATTTTAACACCATCTATGAAGTAGGTGCAATCTTGGACTTTGACGAAGAACGCATGAACTCCCTTATCGAACGTAAGCTTTGCAAGATGTTGGAGGTGCAGAACGATAATAGTTCTGCATCTCCAAAAGACGATAAGGAAATTAAAGATACTCCTAAAAAGGAAGTCTTGAATGATGGAAAAGAAAATCCTAAAGAGGATGAAGATAAAAAATCAGAAGAGACACCTAAGAAGGAAGTCTTAAAGGAGAAGAAGGAGAGCAAGACTAAAAAGGAGAAAACCCCAAAAAAGGATGCTGCCGAGTCAACCGAAGAGACTTCTGAAAAGGAGAATGTAGAAGAGGAACTTGACGAAAAGGCTAAGAGCGAGCAAGAGGCTGCAAAGAAAATCGCTGAGGCTATGAGTCAGGCTCAGAAATAATGATGTCACATGAAGATAAGAGAATACATTTCGCAGAAGTTGCGTGCTTGGAATATAACGGATGCACAATTGGAAGATATTTCGTTAGGTATAGACCTTGACGAAGAATATACGTCTGATAATTCGCAGGTTGTAGGCAAGGCGATGATTTCCGTAATCGAGGAACTTATGCTTGCCCCATATATGAGCAATGTGAACGAAAATGGATTCTCTGTCTCTTGGGACTACTCTAGGATAGGACAATACTATATGTGGCTTTGCCGTAAGTATGGTGTTACTCCGGATAATGAAGTGGTGGCAGCTTTAGGGCTTTCCACTATCACGGATAAGTCTGATATTTGGTAAATGTCTAGGTTATGTTATATTCCCCTCATATATTAAAGAAAAAGTTCGTGAATAAGGTTGTCAACAAGTACAACGAGGTCATTAGCTCTTCTGAGGAATGGAAAGAAATGGGGCGTTGTCGGTGCGATGACAACTCTACCGAGCATTTCACTACCGATAATGGTAGCATATATACACCGAAATATCATATTGTTTGTGACAAGTGCCAGATTTCCGAAGGTGATGAAGTCAAAGTATATTCCGATGATGGAAGTTACCGAGGAGGTGGAAAGGTCTATAATGCCCCTAAGTGCAATTATCTTGGTTATATGAGTATCTATGTCTGATGTTATAAAGGATGAGATAGACGCTTTCTTTGCACAGGGAGAAAGGGAAGTAGATGAATTTCTTGACAGGTTAGGTAAAACTGCTGTTGAGCTTGATAAGGCTAACGGAAACTACCGAAACCGCACAGGTAATCTCAGAAGGTCTAACTATAGTAATGTACATGACCACACCTTGACCCTTGGCAACAAAGCGGAATATGCGTCTGATGTTTCCTCTAGGGGATATGATGTTATAGATTCGGGTATTCAGTATATCAAGAAAGAAATCGAGGATATGCGATGATAACAGAAATAGATGCTGGTCATGTAATCTATGATGACTTGGAACTTATGGGATTGGAACGAAGACTGAAAGGACATCTGACAAAGGGTGGACTTGAGGGGGAAAGACCTTTGGTCGGTGAGAAGATTCCTGATGAAGGCATGATAGTAATCATTCCTAAGCGCATGAGTGCAGACAAGACATATTTCAACGATTGTACTATAGAGGTAAACATATTGCTCAAAGATATAGAGGGCGAGGCTAATCCTCAATTGAACGAGCTTTTAAAGAAGGCTATTCAAACCCTGTCCGACAATGAGGTCGGAAAAGCTGAGGATGTATGGTATCGCTATTCTATCCGTTCCCACGGCATAGAGCAAGAGAGTAGGTTGAGTTGCCATTACGCAAACATTACTATTGATTTTGAAACATTAAACGTAAGATAAGATGAAACCATTTATTGGAATCAAGAGAATTTGGTATGGTGCTCCTCTTACCGAGGCAAATACACCTGCTAAGTTGGCTACATGGTTGAAAACCGCTACAGAGGTTAAGAACAGCCATGAGGGAACATGGGGATATTCTCAGGATGACCCTAGTGTTACCGAGTACAAGAACGAGCTGAACGGACAGGTTTACTATCGTGACAAGACCGATGAGGGTGCTAAGACAATTACATTCTCTATTGGTGTCTTTTCATGGAAGAATAAGGTAGACTTGCAGGGTGGTAAGATGTACAAGGCAACTGGAGAAGAGACTACAACGGAGGCAGATGCAGTAGGTTGGTCTTCTAGCCAAGATTTGGCTAATATCAACAAGTGTATCGTTGCTCAGACCAAGACAGGGAACTACATCGTTTTCTCAAATGCGGCTATCGTTGCCAAGGGTGACCAGCAGGATAAGAATATCACTTTGGGTATTTCTGCCGTTGCTATGGAAAGCGAGATCGATGGTGTGGCTGGCGAGTACCAATGGGAAGGCTCTGCGGTTGTAGAACAAGAATAAGACATAGGCAACAAATGATAGAGGGGGATGGTGTTAATGCCGTTCCCCTTTTTTAATATTCAGAACTATGAGTAAGGCAAGTAAATTAGTTACGGATGCAATTCTTGGAGAGGACACCGTAACGATAATCGTGAATGGAAGGGCTTATTACGTTTCACCACCTACAATTATAAAATTGGTCAAGGCGGCTAAATACCTTGATAGTTTCGAAGAGGGCAAGACCTTAGCGGAAGTCTTATGCATGCTTAAGAATTTGGATGATGCTTGCAAGGCGTTGTCCGTATTCATACAAGGCGATGAATCCATTAGTGATGAATTATCTAAAGGAACGCTTGAAGAGGTTGTCAATGGCTTACAAACGGCTTATTCCTTAATCTCTATAAAGGATTTTCAGACGCTATCAATTTTGGCGAAGAGTGCGGCAAGGATGATAGCAAAACCACGACCATAGGTAACGATACACTCTTAGGACAGATTGCATCTTTTATGGATAGTCTGCACTTATCTTACCAAGAAGTCGTGAAAGAGATACCTTATAGAAATTTATTACTGATGGCAAAAGACAAGCAAAGAGTAGCATGTGGTGATGTAATGTATGAGGTAACGGAAGAAGAGTTTGGAATGAACTTCAAAAAAGGATAAGTTTAAAATAATGCAAATAAAGTATTAAAAGCACTAAAACGCTTGCAAGTTAGCGAAATATTATTTATCTTTGCAAGCGCAGAACAAAAAAGGATAAAATGGCGATTTAAGAAATTGATAAGATATTAGAGACACGAAACCCGATGGACTATACCGAAAGGCAGTCCGAGTCACTATTCCTTTGACTTTGCAATCGGTAGTTTCGTGTTTTTGTGTTTAAAATAAGATGCAAGACGTAAGGTTGATATTCGAGATACTGGTTTCCATGTTGCTTTGCGTTTGTCTCATATTGCTTGCTGTAAGTAGATATAGGCAAAAGAAAAAGCGTGAAGAACCGGAGCGAAAGGAAATGGACTTGATAGACTTCTTTTCTTTGGGAGGAGTTGCCTATTATTGGAACAAAGGTGGTAAGCAGCAGAAATGCTACACATACGAAGAATTTCTGAAAATCAAGGCTGACTACGTGGAGCTTTGGTTGAATCAGAATAGATATATTTTTAACTCTCAATTAGATTGCGATGATATATAGAGTATTTGTTTTGTTTCCGACAATAGTTGTATCAGATAGTATTGTCGGTATAGCTTGGCTAGGAAAGGTCTTTGGCTGGCGATATGGAAAGAACAAGAAAAAGAGCAAGAATGTGTCCTTAATGATAGGATATAACACAGGAATGTCTCTTAAGTCGAAAATAGATGATAACGCAGCGGATGATTATTTAAGACGCATTGCCGAAGAAAACAGAATCTAAATTCAAGGGTTAGAGTCCCTTTTTTACAACCATATTACTTGTGGTTATTTTTATACATCGGTTTTTATTAACGATTGTTTTTTATGGGAGATAAATGTATAAAAACGAGCACAAGTTCCCTTATAGATGGACTAAAAAAGATGCTAATTTCACAAAAGACAAAGGTAAGGTGATGTCTTGCTTTTGTTGTGGAGGTGGAAGTTCCTTTGGTTACAAACTAGCTGGCTACGATGTTGTAGCCTGTAATGAGATAGACCCAAAGGTTATGAAGATGTACTTGAAGAATCACGATGTCAAGTATTCTTTCAATTGTGATATTCGGGAGTTGATTACCAATATCAATATGGGGGGGCATATTATGAAAGAAGAGTTGCATAATTTGGATATATTGGATGCTAGTTTCCCATGTTCTGTATTCAGTATTGCAGGTGACCGCCAAAAGGCTTGGGGAAAGGAAAAAGTATTCCGAGAAGGTCAGAAGGCGCAAAGGCTTGACGATTTGGCTTTCTACTCTATTGACCTTGCTAAAGAACTAAAGCCAAAGGTGGTGGTTTTTGAGAATGTCCAAGGTTTGTTGCAAGGTGAAGCTATCGAGTACGTGAAAGAGATTTACAAGCAGATGGATAATGCCGGATATATCTTGCAGCATTGGTTGCTTAATGCACGTAATATGGGTGTTCCTCAGAATCGACCTAGGGTGTTCTTTCTAGGATTACGCAAAGACCTTTGCGAGCCGTTTATGGTTCAGAAGGATTTGTTCGAGCGAGTGCCTAAGATAGATATGGACTTCAACGAGAAAGAAATTGTCTTGGATGAGTTCTCGGACTATAATGGAAGACAGATTCCTAAAGGAATGATGAAGTATTGGGAGTATAGAAACGAAAAGGACAATTCTATCGGTGATATTGTCAAGCGGATGGATAATCGTCTTTCTATGTTCAATAATATGTTTCTTAAAAAGAACAAGGTATGCAATACCATATCAGCAATGGAAGATAGACTTGTGTATTATGATAATCCAAGTTATCTTTCAGCACATGATACGATTTTAGCATCAACATTTCCGATGGATTATGACTTTAATGGCATGAAACCTTGGTTTGCTTGCGGAATGTGTGTTCCTCCTGTTATGATGGCTAATGTAGCTACAAGAATCTGGGATTGTTGGTTATCAAAGATTAAAAAGGAGGAATGCGCATGATAACAGCAAGTATGACATCGGGAGAGATGCGTAGAGTACGAAACTTAGATGAAGCTAGAATCTATGAGTTTCAGATGCGAAAAGCTAATGAGCTTAAACGTGAAATGAGAAAGCAGAACGTAAGACAAATAACAAAGACCTTTGAGCTTGCTACACCTAATGCCGATTATTTCATCGTTGTAGGTGTAAAACATGGCGATGTATTTGCTTCCGGTTTGTTCATTTATCTGAAGGAAACCAACGAGTATATTCCTATGAGTAGAAACGAGGGGTATAGCGAAGATTGTTTTGCTATGAGCGTTCATTTTCTGAAGAGATTTGCAGAAAGGTTTTTGAAAAAAGACTTACCGATTCTCAAGATATTGCAAAAGATATATACATCGTTTACAGGTGCTGTTCAGCTCTATAGTGATGACAAGACAAGAAGAGTGGTATTTGCTATTCCGGAAGGGCTTATACTCACAGAATACGAGCAAGAAAAGCATATCATCCATTACAAAACCTTTGTAAGCATGGATATGCTAAAGAAGACACAGAAGCGGAGTTATGAGAAGATAAGTGCATTTCTCATGGAGTCTTGTCAGCAAATAGCTAAAGCAAGAGACACCGGAAATGACGAAAGGCTGTGCGTTGTGTACAGAAGGTTTTACAATGATATTGATTTGCTAGATACAAAGGAGGCGCAAACCATATATTCAAGTTTCTTTGAAAAAGGAGGTAACAATGAAAGATAAATGTATAACAAGGTTTCTTGGTGATATAAAGCCTATAAAGAATTACGAAAGGTATTATGTTAGCAAGCTGGGACATGTTTTTACTATTGGGAGAACGTCTCAATTAAAGGAAATCGTACCTTGCAAGACACCAAAAGGTTATCTGAAGGTATGGCTTTACAAGAACGGAAAGCGCAAGATGTTTTATATCCATCGTTTGGTAGCTCAGGCTTTCTTGAAGAATCCAGAAGCGTTGCCGATGGTGAATCATAAGGATTTCGACAAGACGAATAACGATGTAGACAACTTGGAGTATTGCACCGCAAGATACAATGTGATTTATTCTGCTATAGCAAAGAAGACTTCATCTGTATACTTGGGCGTGACGTGGAATAAGAACAACAGAAAATGGCAAGCTCAGTACCAGATAGGTAAGAAGAAAATTTATATCGGATGCTTTGGGACGCAAGAAGAAGCTCACGAAGCTTATGTTAACGCTATTAAAGAGATTTGATATGCTAGAATTAAACAGAATATACAATTCCGACTGTATAGAAGGAATGAAGCAAATAGAGAGTGGGGAGGTGGATTTGATTGTTACTGACCCTCCGTATTGCATAGCCTACAAGACTGGGTGGAGAGCTGACGACCATCGTTTCTCTAAGGAAATACTCAATGATGATAATGAGCAATTGATTATTGATTATATGAGCGAATGCTACCGGATTTTAAAGGATGATAGTGCTGCTTATATTTTCTGTAGTGCCAAGACCTTAGACTTTTTTATGCAACAAGCGAGGAATGCAGGGTTTACCATTAAGAATGTGCTCATTTGGCGAAAGAACAACCATACGGCTGGAGATTTAGAGGCGCAATATGGTCAATGTTACGAGCCAATCCTGTACTTGAATAAAGGCAGACGAACCATAAACGGCAAGCGTTTGGAGGACGTATGGGACTTTGATAGAGTTCCATCAGATAAATTGGTACATCAGAACGAGAAGCCAATCCCCTTGCTTATGCAATGCATCTTGAAATCATCGAACGAAGGAGATTTGGTGTTTGATGGCTTTATGGGCAGCGCAAGTACTGCTCTGGCTTGTATGCGGACAAATCGGAATTACCTTGGTTTTGAATTGGATGAGGATTATTTCAAGGTGGCACAAAGAAGAATTAAGGAAGAATTGTTTAATCAAAAAGATATGTTTGGATATGCTGGAGTTAAATAGAATTTATCAAGGTGATTGTCGAAAGCTTTTAAAGCTGATTGATAGTGATAGCATAGACCTCGTATGTTCCGATGTGGCTTATCCGGTTCAGTCTAGGGGTGGCTCAGGGAGTATGGGAGGATATTGGACGGAATCTCAAACAAGAAAGGGCAAAATATTCAAGAGTAACGATATTGATATTTCGGACTACATCAATGATTTGTACCGGATATTAAAGGACAGGTCGCATTGCTATCTTATGTGTAATGATTATAATTTAATGCACTTTCTTGATGTGGTAGGAAAGAGTGAGTTCCATTTTACCAAATGCTTAATATGGGATAAGTGCGCAAAAATATGTGGCCGCTATTATATGGCACAGAAAGAGTATATCATCATGCTACGCAAAGGTGGTGATAGACCGATAAATGAATGTGGTACATCTGACATTCTGAGTGTTCCTATTCCAACCAACAAGCGCAAGGATAAGGATGGTTTGATTAATCAGACTGAAAAACCTGTAAAGTTGATGGAGATATTAATTAGAAACTCGACAAATGTTGGTGATGTTGTTCTAGACCCATTCATGGGGAGCGGTACAACGGCAAGAGCTTGCGTAAACCTTGAAAGAAAGTATATAGGCTTTGAAATAGACCAGCGTCAAGTAGATTTTGCTAATAACGAATTAAAGAATATGAGTAGGCAGTTAAGTCTGTTTTGAAACTATGGATATGTGCAAGGTGTTTTGTTGCAATCCTGTTGTAAGAAATGGGAATAAAGAAACAACGGATGCTCTTATAAGAGCTATGAGAGACGAAGCCTTAAAACGAGGGTTGGTACGTGATGAATTGATAGGTTTTTGCAACCGATTCTTGAGAGAAGGCGAAATCAAAGCTTGTATAGAGCATTTGCTAGATAATTTCAAACGTTATTTTTGGAGGTATCATTGATATGAGAAGAAGAAAGTTGAACAAGTCTCCAGTGCTAGGCTTCTGCGGATTTGTTATCGGTTACGAGTGCAAGGAAAAGGAAATAAAGCTGATGGAGTGCGATAAGGCGCAAGCAGATGCAATCATAGTTCCTCATCACTTTTCACACAAGGTAACGAAGAATAGTTGCTTGAATCTTTTGGTATTGTACAAAGGCAAGATTAGGGGTGCAATGCAAATAGGGTATGGAATCCGACCGCACATCAAGACTGAAAAGGGCGAAGTGTTGGATTACCATCAAGTGAGGGAATTTGACAGAATGTGGCTGTCTGATGATATGCCAAAGTTTAGCGAGACGATTTGCCTATCTCTCTTGCATAAGTATATTAGGGCAACACATAAGGAAATCAAGTACCTTATATCTTATGCCGATACGTCCATAGGTAACAAGGGAACTATATATAAAGCTGCAAACTATGAGCATATTGATACCATTAAGGCAGATTTCTATGTGTTACCAAGTGGTGAGCGTGTGCATCCGGTTACTATGTGGCATCGGCACAAGACAAGAGCATGGGAGGTTCTAACGGAACTATACCCAGGAATAAAAAAGGCAGAAGGGTTTCAACTTAAATTTCTGAAGAAGTTATGAAGAAAAGAAATAAATGTATTCCTCGTCATTTGCATCCAGATCCTGAGCATTGGGTTAGAAAGGGTCAATCTTGGAAGGCGAAGGTAGCTTATGAAAGCGAGGATGATGCTTGGGAGTTTCTAAATCAGAATTCGAAGTTGAAGGCTTCCGGCTGGCATCCTTACTTATGCAAGGTTTGCTCTAAGTGGCATATTGGTAGGTTACATAATTAACGATTATGAAAAAAGAAGATAGACTTAAAATATATTGCAAATACGATGGGCATTGTGCTTATTGCGGCAAGAGTATAGAGTATAAGGATATGCAGGTTGACCATCTTGTTCCGAAAAATCGAGGTTGTTACTCTCGGTGGAGCGACAAGGAGGGAAAATTTGTCGTATTCCATGGCGATGATTCCATGGAGAACTATATGCCATCTTGCAGGTCTTGTAATCTTCGTAAGCGTGATATGAGTTTGGAACAATTTCGTTCGGAGATTACTAGACAGGCTAAAGGATTGCTTAATGGTAAGGCTTCTTTCCAAGTAAAGATGTCGCTTGCTTATGGGTTAATCGAAGAGCACTTTGATAGACAAATTGAGTTCTACTTTGAGAAATTTAAATAGTTGAGAATATGAAGAAGTTTAAGAAGTCGATAGAGATTAGCACTGAGAATATTTCAGACGTTCTTCAAGTGCCAATTGTTACAAGTTTATACAAGACTAAGAATTTTAAAAACCCTTGTCTTGAAGGTCGTAGCGTTCCTTATGATACTATAGCACTGATGTATGTTCATATCGAAGGCTTTGATAGCGATTTTTGTATTAACCAAGGCTACATTCTCGCTCTTGACATTTGTGATACTTGGTATGCCTTTTCAAAAGCAGGATGGGAAAAACATAAAAACGATGAGGTATGAAGAAGAAAGGATATTACGAATACGGAAACGGAATCTACCCTTTGAAACTTTGGGTACACATCGGTAAAGACTTGAAAGAGCTGATAGATTCATGTTTTGACAAGTGCAATGCTCCCGATAGTGATTACGGCGGCGTTACGTATTCCGATGCTGTCAGGAAGAGCGACAGAAGGCGCGGCGTTCTTGTCTCGTTTCCGTGTCAGAAGGTTATGTCGATGAACTATTGCTGCCATGAAGCTTCTCACGTCTGCGATGCCATCGAGGAATATACTGACTTGGAACACGGCGGCGAGCCCTCAGCCTACTTGATGGGTTGGATTGCGTCTTGCATCAACAATGCTCGTTTGGGCATTGGAGATTTCGTTGAAATTGTAGATAAGGAAGAAAAATAGCCCAAAGGCAAAATACCATTTGGTGTTTACCCCATCACTATATATAATAATGTAGTGGTGGGGATTTTTGTGTTAACGTCAGCAAATTATTTGTTTGTATTATTATAGAGTGTTAAAAGCTATAAGAAATACATTAAATAATTTGCATATTTCGAATATTCTTTGTATCTTTGCATCGTAATTAAGAAATAAAGGTTACTAATTAAAAATGGTGAGACACACCATAAAAACTGTAAGAAGAAAGTGAAAAAGTTTTTTGAAAACTTATCTGAAAAGTTTAATGATGCGGCTTTTGAGGCGCAACTTGATGATTTTACTTGCGAGTTTGATGCTATTAACAAACCTGCTGAAATCGTGGTGTCCGTTAAGAGTAGAAAGGTTATCCATTCATATGGAAATATTTCTTCTTATCCATATTACAATGTAGATAAGATTAATATCTATAATGAATACGGAGAAGACGTTTCTTCAAAATATCCTTTGTTCTGCCAAAGAGTTAAGGATTGCGTGCCTTCTTATAAAGATGTAGAGAATGACTTGACGGAGGCAAATATGAGCGATACCGAGCTTTATTTCGGCTCAGAGGCTAATTATTTGCATTACAAGTATGGTAACTAAATGGTTTGGATATGGAGTACGAAAATAACTTTGTAGGTCTTTCATCTGTAACGAGTCACGCCCTTGAAATATTAAGGTATGAACTAGAGTATGGATGGACATTGGCTCTTATGCCAAATGATGTGTGGTACAACTAATTACTTTTAAAATTTCAAATTATGGCATATTATAAAGTTAGTGTAGATGTATCGGATTTATTCGATGATATGCTCGTCCAAGCACAGAAGAGTTTTCTTATTGACAAGTTTTGTTCTTTAGCAACAGACCAGCAGATAGAGGTAGTAAGCGAAATGCTGGAGAACCTTAATGGCGATCAGACAGCTAAAGTTATAGAAGACGCTTTTGATAACTTGCATGAGCGAGCTCAAGAGCATGTAATCAACTATGTGAACGAATAAAGGCTATGATGTCCGACAAACAATATAGAGTTGCTCGCAAGGGTGTTGTTGAGCAACTTAAATTAGCTCAGAGACTACATTGCAAGCACATGGAGCAAGAAGTATAAAGAGGCTTTGGAGAAGTTAGAGAAACGCTTCTTAAAGCCGGATGCCGTGGGCTGCTTCGATTTGGGCGCAAGGGTATCAAATAGTTATTATCATCTTTAAATGGTTAAGGTTATGGAAGCAAAAGTAGAAGTAAATACAATTCCTTTGCATGGATTGTTTATCCATCGCAAGCAGGTTTGGCGTTCTCTAGGTAAGCTGAGAGCTGAAAGTCATTCTACATCAGCGCAGAAAGTATTTATGAATGAGCATAATACTGAGGTGTATACCGAGAATGCAGATTTCATTGATGGCTTGAAAGTCACTCCTTATGATGGTGAGCTGCCCAAAACATCAAAAATCGTTGGTAGTATGAGTTACTACCAGTATTGTTTAACGCAAAAATTGGTTTAGTTATGGAAACTGAGATTAATATAGTGGAAATCCTAAAGGATAAGCCGCAAGGAACGAAGTTATATTCTTCCGCTTGTGGTAAATGCAGGTTAGGAGAAGTGGATGATAAAAGTTTCAAAATATCCTTCTATAATTCAAAATTTGGTATTATGAATGGTGGAGAAGGGCATCTTGATAAAAACGGCAAATTGTATGATGATGGAGAATGTGTCGTTTTTCCATCAAAGGAAATGCGTGATTGGCGCAAATTCGATTGGAAAAAGGGCGATGTCTTGGTTAATAAAGATGGGGATGTATATATTATATTTGAAAGATTTGTCGATGATACATATTGCTCTTTCTTAGGGAAATATTATCTTTGGAAAGAGAATAATGATACAGAACAGTTCTATGAAAAAGAACGATTGCTAACTTCTGATTTCCAAAAAGCAGGTAAAGATGCTGCTCAAACCTACATCAACACCATCGAGGAACGTTTGGGTGGTAAACTCAATCGTGAGAGCTTGGAGGTTGAGAAAACTCAGCCAAAGTTCAAGGATGGAGATATAGTAGCCCTTGTGGTACGAAAATGTACACATATTGCTATATTCCAATCGAGACAAGGAGCATATATAGGATTCCATGTAGTTCTTTGCCAGAATGATGAGCTTCTTCTAGAAGAACCATTCAGAGAAGATGTTGGAGATATTGAACTTCGCCTTGCTACGGACTCAGAGAAGCAGCAACTCTTTGAAGCATTAGCTAAGGAAAGCAAACAATGGGATGCTGGCAAGAAAATGATTATTGACTTGAAGCAAAAAGTCGAGCTGAAGCCATTCGATAAGGTGTTGGTTAGACATCAAAAAACTGAGGAATGGCGTGCAAATATATTTAGCCATACAGATAAGACAGATGAATATCTTGACTATGTATGTGTTAATGGTAGATGGGAGTTCTGCATCCCTTACGAAGGCAACGAATCATTGTTAGGTACAACTAAAGACGTGGAGGGATAGATATGATTAGAGACGATGTAAAGATAATTGTAACACCAACTGGTGTATCACTTAAAGAAGCCTTGACTAAAGAAGTAGTTAAGGCACTCGAAGAAGAAGCTTCCATCTATATGAATTATGAAATTCCAGAAGTAAAGCTTGGTGGCAACCCTCCTAGTGGCAAGGAAAGCCGTAGAACTAGGAGAATGTTAGAACTTAGAAAAAGAAAGGGTAGACTATGATTGATAAAAACAAAATAGAAGAAGCCAAGGAAGAAATCTATGAAGATAGATTTCTGTTAAATGGCGAAGAGATAGTCTTCAACAATGATGAAAAGGAAGAAATGTTCTATGAGGGGGACATCAAAGAAGCTATTGGACTAGGTGCTAAGTGGGCTATCAATGAGTTCTTGAACGATTTGAATGAATTGCTTCATCCTGCTAGCGAAGTTCCTAGAAATGATAACGGAAAGATTCTCGCATTCTCAAAAGTTAATAGTAATATTAAACTCTACGATATGAACGCTATGTTAAATGAAACTGCTTGCGACACATATCAAGAAATGTGGGAAATTAGAGTTAGAGCATATACTTTTACTGATTGGGTATTTGTGGAAGAACTACTTGATTTAATCAAGAAAGGAGGCAACCATGATTAAGCCAGTTACTATGTACTCTGTCGTTTGTGACAGATGTGGAAAGACCTTCATTGATGAATTTAATGGCATTGGGGCTTGGTTGGACGAAGAAACTGTAAAAGAGCAAGCAATGGAAAGCGAATGGGTTGAGATAGGTGATAAGCACTACTGCCCAGACTGCTATGAGTTTGATGAAAAGTTGGATGAGTATGTTCCTAAAAAGGAAGGAGGTGAGCAATGAAAGAGCTTAAAGATTTGGTTGCTGGTGATGAAGTACTAGTTACAGGTATGTCTCATAGACATATCGCCAAGGTTGATAAAGTGACAAAGACTCAAATTATTGTTAATAACGCTAGATTTAGAAGAGATTCTGGCTGGCAATGCGGTAGTGATAGATGGAATGTTAGAAGAATATCTGTTCCTACAGAAAAGGAAATATCAGATGTTAAAGAAGAGAATTTTCGCAAGAAACTCATCTACGCTATCAGTTCTTTTGATTTCAAACGCTTATCAACAGATGAGTTAAAACAAGTGTACAATATTGTAAAAGGCAAAGAAAAATGAAAAAGAATAAACACTCATTAAAGATAAGTCGTAGCTTCTTTGGCGATACTACCCTTGATGGTTATCCTATAGCTACATATTCGAATGATGAATTGAAGATTCTAAAGAACCTGCTAGAAAAGGTTCTGTGTGAAGTAAATGAATATATTCATCTTTAGAAAAGTAAAGTGTATGGCACAGAAAGAATTTAGGAAACCACCTCGTTATATGGTGGGTGATATAGTTTATAGTCACGGATTTATTTGTATTGTCTGTAGCATCTATCCGTTCAATATAGATTATTCTTACAACTTGAAAGTTATTGATGGGCAAAGCTTGGGCAAAATTTGTCAAAATGATATTAGGCACGTTCATATTTGGGAAGAGTTTCTTAAAAAGAATGGTTGGACATGTTATCGCTCTGAAGGAGAATGTTTTGGGCATAGGTGGTATAGACACCAAGAATACCCTTTCACTTTGCGATATAATAATTTCTTGGGAATTTACGGAGTATCTTTCAATGACGGAAAAGACGATACTGTTATGATAAAATGTGTAGATGAATTCCAACATATTCTTTTTGGCTTGCAATTAGATAGTAATTTAAAAATATAAGCGTATGTATTTTGAATATAGAATCGTAAAAATTGAGAAGGGTCTTTTTCTCATCGAGTATAAGACCGCTCCTTATGGAGTTTGGCATGAAGTAAAAAACAAGCAGTTCAAGACTAAGCCAAAGGCAGAAGCTTGGGCTAGAAAGAACTTAGTTTAATGAAGTAAAAGTATGGATAAGTTATATATTTCAGGAGATTTGGTAATGACAAAAACAAAGACAAACAACTTTATACCAAATGGTGTTGTTTGTAAGTTTGTTGACTATGTAGCAATAGACAAAGTGTTAATAAGAACGATTATTGGCATTGATGAATTTATTGTAGGAAAAGGTCAGATTGTTCCTATTCCTCTTACTCCGTCCATTCTAGAGAAGAATGGATGGGAACATAAGGACGATATATATTTCAAGGAATTTCCACACCGAAAGCTTGTAATCATGGATGAGAATGCATATATAATCAATGAATGTTGTTCGATGTTTCTTTGTCCAGTCAAGTTTGTTCCACAACTCCAGCACCTTCTCTTCGGTCTAGGACTTAAACAAGAAATGGAGGTGTAGGATGGCAAAGAGAATTATCAGAAAGTTACATCCAGTTCGATACATAGTTCAAGACAATATGCTATTCGGGTGTATTCCATTCATCTATGTGGCACGAAAGGTGTTTAATACCATAGATGAAGCAAGAGAATATGTTGGAGAGCCTTGTGATGAGTATTTTATTGTTTAATAGCCTTCTGGCATAAATAAAAGTAATATGATAGTACAAGAATTAATTAACGAATTATCAAAAGTAGATGATAAAACTAAGGAAGTCAACTTCCCATATTGTCATGGTACACAAGAGAATGGGCAACCCATGAATGTTAATAGTGTATCAGTATTTGATGATTGTGTTGTGATTTATTAACCATCCACAAAGATATAAATATAAGTAATATGGAAATAATACCAGCTTGTATCAACTGTAAGCATATAAAACGACAATATGGCGTCTTATATTGTGATGTTGATAAGTCAAGAGTAGAAGAATCTGATTGTTGCGATGGTGATAATTGGAATTTTGAAAGTATATTTAAATAAACTAACCACCCTCTACTTGGCAACAGGGAGGGGGGAAGAAGAGAAAATGGAAGTATGGATAAGAAAGAGAAATCAATCAATAGTCATATTGGTAAGGCTATAGGCTATTCAGATAAAGCTCATTACGAGTTGCAAACCGCTCTAAATATTGCTTTGGAAGGAAAAGGGCTTAGTGACGAGGAAAAGGAACTTCTAAGCGTTGACTTTGCAACAGGGCCAGAAGAAGCCGTAGAGCGTGTTGCTGATGGTAGTTGTAATGATGAACATACCAGTGCCTGGGATAGCTCAATTAGAGACTGCCGAATATCTGAGGTATATCGCATGACAGGTGAGCAGATACGTGAATATTTTAATTTGTAACTATGGATAAAAAGAAAGTTAAAGAGCTGATACAAGAAGTTATCAACAGCAATATTGATAGCTTGGAATTTGGATGCGATAAGCATAATGCTCCTTTGAGAAAGGCAAATAGCTTATTGCATGATGCTTTGATAGAGTTAGGAAAGTCAGACTGGGTATCTGTTGAGGATGGACTGCCACCTTACGATGAAAGCGTTTTGGTAACAAATAAAGAAACTCCTGAAATTGTATTGAAGACAAGTAGGACTAAATGCAAAGGTTGGAATACAGATGAAAATGGATTTCTTTGTGCTATTGCGTTCAATATAACTCATTGGAAACCTATTGAAAAGTTGGATGAATAAGTATGAATAATAAAGTTAAAGAAGCATTAGGTAGTGCAAGCTACCTTACATATCACTGGAGACAGTACTCCTTTGAGCAGCTTGAAAAAGAAATGGTTAGAGTGTGTGGGCTATGCCACAAAGCATTGGGCATTCCACAAGATGATAGCGTTACTGACTTCGAGCGAGGTCAGTGGTCAGTTATTCAAAACATAATTGGCTACGCCAAAGATTATAGTCTAGCTGCACAACTTTGCCGTGAAGCTGGTATCGGTTATAAGAAGATAAAGGCTCTTCAGAAGGATTGTGGTTATTCCTACAAGGAAGAAGTTAATGACTTCCTAAAAGACAGTCGTAATGATGGAACTGATTATTTGAAATTGGAGGATTAGCCTATGATTATAGAAGATATAATCAACGAAAAGTGTGTAACCTTTGAAACTGAGGAGTCTATGGATAATATCCAATCTGCTGAGTACTTCAAGGAAAATATACTACCAGACGAGATAGAGATTACACACGATGACGGTAACTATTTTGAGGTTTCCGTTAATGGTAAACAATATAGTTGTGACGTATATGGCAATGGTGATTTTTATCACTCTATTGCCGAGTTTAAATTATTGGAGGATTGATTATGACAAAATTTAAAGTAGTTAGATATTGGGATACATATCCCGATAGAGTCATTGCAACTTGCGATACAGAGGAAGAGGCAGAAAAGATATGTAATGAATATCGTAGAAACCGCAAGTCTATGTATGACTATTTAGTCAGAAAGGATGGCGAATAATGACTAGAGAAGAGTTAAGAAATAATTATGGAAATGAAATCTGTGAGTTATGCCACCGAGAGTATTATACTAGCAGAGCACTCCCAGAATCACTTTGCGAAGGTCAGTTTTGCGAAGAGGCAGAAGATTATTTCGCAGAAGAACATAATATAAAATTGGAGGATTGATTATGAATCGTAAAGAAGCAGCAGAGTTATCGCCATTTATTAAGGCGTTTGGCGAAGGAAGGATTATCGAATTTTCTAGTATTACTGATGTAAGTAAGGCATGGAGAGAAGTTACAGATTTTCCTATTGAAATGATTAAAAATTTCAAGTTCCGCATCAAGCCAGAGCCAAAGTACAGACCTTTTGCCAATGCAGAAGAGTGCTGGGCAGAAATGCTCAAGCACCAGCCGTTTGGTGTTGTTAAAGATAAGTACTTTACTAATTATCAAACACATCGTGCATTCACATGCTTAATTACTAATAGCTGTGAATTCGGTGAATATGAAGATGAGACATTTGAAAGTAGCTTTAAGAATTTGTTATTTGCCGATGGTACTCCTTTTGGCGTAAAAGTTGAGGAATAACATATGATATTGTATCAGATTTGGTGTAAACGTACTTATGTTAGTGGCGGTTTCTGTGAAGGTGAAGATGAGCCAACACAACTAATATTTACTACATTAGATAAGGCACGTTCAAAAACACCAAAAGACCATTATAGTAAAGAAAATGGTTCACGTGAATATTACATTAAAAAGATTGAAATTGAATAAAAGTTGAGGAATAGTTATGGTAATTTCAAGAAAGAAACAATTAAATTATGTTTTGAACCTTGATTATCCAATTATTGGTAATAAAGTTCAAATAGATTTGGATGATACAGATAGTATTACCTTTTCTCGCTTTGTATCAAAAAAGGCAGTAGTAATGTGTGCAAATAGGTTAGAGTATATTTTGGCTAACAACCCAGATAATTTTGACCTTGATACAGAGTTAAGCAATTTGCATGAAACCTTGCGATTTGCAGAGGTGAATCTTAAAGTCGCAGGGGGAATAGAAGAATGGAATGGGAGTACAGCATGGGTATGTGCTAATTCTTTCGGCATGGAACTTATGTTTGCATCTAAGCCTCATAAGGTTGATGATAGTTGGCGAGATAATAATGGATGCTGTAATTGTCTAGAACTTCCCAAAGGAACTATCAAGAAACTCATTGGAAAAGAATTATCTTTTTTTGATGAACCAGTAGAACTTAAAGAAGATTGATATGGAAGAATTATTAAAGGCATTATTGGATGTATATATCCCAGTATTAAATGCTAATTGCAAGAAAACGTTTGCATTCTTAGATGAATACGTTCCACCACCTACAAGAAGAGAGACGTAAACGTGAAAGAGAACTTAAAAAGAAGAAATATGAGTGATAAAGTTAAATATTTATGGCTTGCTTGTGATAAAGATGGCGAGCTAGTGTTGTTCAAAGATAAACCATTCCGAGATGATTGGTATGGATTTTGGAGTAAGTGGAAAAGTGGTATTGATTATAATTGTAATGATGAGATAACTGCTAGAGACCATAGAAACAAAAGATTTACTATCCCAAGAAACAATATTGATTTATCATGGGAAGATGAGCCTATAAAAGTAAAATTAGTTTTTGAAAAGATAGGTGAATAAAATGTAGAACTTAAAGGAGAATAGTTATGACAAAACCTTACAGAATCAAACATAAGGCTAGTGGATTGTACTATCAGCCTGCAAACAATCATAGCAATCTTTCCAAGAATGGCAAGGTGTATATGACAAATAACTCGCCATTGATGTTAAATGATAGCTATGATTATATAGCTATTAGTGTTAGAAAAGGCACGAAGGTACATGATATTTTAGAAAAGGAAATGCCCTTAAAAGGTATAGAACGTTCCTATGGTGCAGAAGTTTGTTATCGTGTTCCAAAAAGTGAATTTGAAAAAGAAGAATTATTATGAAAATAGAAAATATTAAGTATAAGGCAAAACGTCTTGACAACGGAGAATGGATAATCGGAAGCTTTGTTGTAATGAAGATTCCTGCACTTAGCAAAACTACTATAGGTATCGTAGCATCAGACGGTGCAACGCTTCATGAAATTGACCCTACTACTGTCTGTCAGTTCACAGGGCTGAGAGATTGTGAAGGCAATGAGGTTTGGGAGCACGACCTAATACATTTCGTAGGGTATAAGCCTACAGCCGAAGTGCTTTGGTCAGAAGAGGACTATGCTTTTATGGCAGCCGGCGAGAATGAACCTCTTTATTTGCTTCCACATGTTCTGGAAATTGGTAAGATAGAAAGAGTTGGCAATAAATTCGATAAAAAGAAGTAGCGTATGAAGCGTATAAAAAGTATATTCTCTATGTTTGCTTATTGGGATAGAGTACATCAATTCCCAGACGGGCATATTAAAGTAGAAAATAATTTAGCTTGGAGAAGAAAACATATGCATGTTCGCAGTAGTAATAAACAAATACCTTTTTAGCGTATGAAAAAAGAAACAAGAAATGTAGTAGTTCTCGATTGGGAGGATAAAATTAAGCTACAACAATTTATCAAGGATTTGGAACAAATCTCTGAGACTTACCAAAGGCCTTGTAAGGAACTTACAGGTATCAATAATACAATTTACTATCTCAAAACGATTGAGGAGGAAATTAATTAAGATATGAGACTTTTAAAGAAAGATAAGCTAACGGCATATTGGGATAAGAAAGAGAACTGCATTGGTGCTTATCATCCTCTAGGGTTTATGACTCAAACAGATGCTCATTATCTTTTCGATAAGGTCTTCACCAAAGAGTTTGTCAAAGAAATGACTGATAGAGGATATGATGTTACAACGATGAAGTTTGAAATCTCTCCCAAGTTGCCGAACTATGAGCGATTCAACGGCTTATCAGAGAAGTATTACGGAAAGAAATAGTAGCGTATGAAGAATAAGATTTTAAACTTAATTAAGTCAGCCGTTTGGTTGGTCTTGTGTCTGATTGTTGGTGCATTGATATGTGAGGGCATTTGCTCATTGGCTAATATCAATAAACCAGCAAAGAAGATTGGTATGTCAGTATTCACTGAGGAAGGACACGATTATCTGGTTGTGGACACGAAACATGGTGTTTGCGTTATCCACGCTGAGAGTTGCCCTTGTCGTAAAAAGAAGTAGCGTATGGAAAATAATATGTTTGAAGATATTGTTGCTGAAGGCAATATAGTTGTGATAAATAATAATTGGATTGTGTTATGTAAGTGTTGGAAACCAGAATATCATAATCTGTTCTGTTATCTTTATCTCCATAAGGAATATAAGAATTTAATGGTAGGCTCTCATTTCACAATGACCGAGGATAAAAAGAAATCTACTCGGTTGGCTACCAACGAGGAGCGTCTTATGCTTTTTGAAGAAATGTTCAAGTATGGAATTACTTTCGATAAGCACGAACATCGTTTGATTGGAAAGTTAGTTGGTGTATGAAGATTAGATTAGCTAAGAAGATAATGAAGCAAGCTCGTCATCTAAGTACGGCAAGTGATTATTGGTACAGAAGATTAAGAGATTTTGAGTACAAAATATGCTATGGTTTTGTTGGTAAAAAAGACCACCGCATCACCAAGGCGATAAGTTTAACAAATAAAAAGAAATGAGATATGAATGAGTTTACAAAGATTTTCGCAAAGACAATAGAAGATGAAGCTATCAAACAGATAGAAACCCTATCTAATAGCGAGGCTTACAATAGTTGTAAAATAAGAATAATGCCAGATTGCCATGCAGGTAAAGGATGCACTATTGGCACGGTAATAGAGCTTGATAACAGAGTAGTTCCTAACACTGTTGGAGTAGATATAGGCTGCGGCATGAAAGTCGTAAGACTTGGTAAAGTTGATATTGACTTGCAGAAATTTGATGAAGCAGTCAATAAGTTGATTCCGTCTGGTTTTAATGTCAACGAGGGAGAAGTATCAGCCTGCATAAACGGATTGGTTGATGGTTGTATGTTTGGCAAATTCCGTGCTTGGGATTGTCTTGACAGCATGGAAATAGTATATCGTTCTGTTGGAAGTCTTGGCGGTGGCAATCACTTTATTGAGTTAGATGCAAATGAAGAAGGAGAGAAGTTTCTTGTGATACATACAGGAAGTAGAAACCTTGGTGTTAGGGTATGCAACTATTACCAAAAACTTGCCTACGAGTATTGCCGTAAGAAAATAGCTGATAAGTCTGAGGTTATTGCCAAGCTAAAAAGCGAAGGCAGAGAAAATGAGATACAGAGTGTTATTAAGTCATTAGGTACTAAAAATATAAGCAAGGAACTTTCTTACTTGGAAGGTGATTTGCTCAATGACTACCTCAATGATATGCGCATAGTTCAAAAATATGCTGAACGAAACAGAATGATTATCGCCAACAGACTTGTAAATGCTTTAGGTGTAGATATTGATGCTAATTCAGATAAGTATTCTTTTACAACCATTCACAACTATATAGATACAGACAAGGGTATATTGCGAAAGGGAGCTATCAGTGCAAAAAAGGATGAGGTAGTCATTATCCCAATGAATATGCGTGATGGTTCTCTTATCTGCAAGGGAAAAGGTAACAAAGATTGGCTATGCTCTGCCCCTCATGGCGCAGGTAGATTAATGTCTCGTACACAGGCAAAGAAAGAGTTATCTATGGATTCTTACAAGAATGAAATGAATGGTATTTATTCCACATCAGTTTGTGAAGAAACCATTGACGAAGCACCTATGGCATACAAGCCAACCGAAGAGATTGTTGAGTTAATCAAACCTACGGTTGATGTCATTGATGTCATTAAGCCAATTTACAACTTTAAAGCAAAATCATTATGAGCAAGGAAACATTTGACTTCTCGGAGGCTCTGAGAAGAATGAAGGAAGGGAAGAAAGTGAGAAGAATCGGCTGGGGTATAGTTGACAAACTATGGATAGATAAAAATAAAAATATCAACATTTTCTATAAAGCAACAACACATTCTTCGGAAGGTTTCATTCATATTTTTCCAAGTTGTTGGAGTTATTTCACTTGCGAAGATATTCTCGCAACAGACTGGGAGGAGGTGGAAGGATGAATGAGAAAGTATTGACCCTCACAGTCAGCAAGCAGTGGTTCGATATGATTGTGGCTGGCGAAAAGAAGGAAGAATATCGGACGATTAAAGGTTACTGGACAGTTCGACTTTATGATGTTTTTGCAAAAAATCCTACGAAGTATTTAATGGATAAAAAGATAAGCGGAGATATTGATTATCTAAAACTGATGATACGTTGTAACCATTTTATCGCAAAACAATATACCCACGTTCTCTTCATCAACGGCTACCGCAAGGATAGTCCACGAATTGAGAAGGAAATTGTGAGAGTATCACCATCGGGAAGCCTAAAAAAGGTCTATGTCCCGACAAGTGGCTTGATACAGAGTTTTTTATCATTAAATTTAAGTAGCGTATGAAACAGAAAAAAGTTGAATTATGTGTTCCTGGGTCTCTTATTTGGAGTCAAATAGATGACTATTTAGATACAGATTTGATTGGCGGTGGAAAACGTGTACGACACAGCGGTAGAGCTATAAGAGAAATACTCGAAAGTGGAATGATTATTTAAGTTTAAGTAAAATGAAAATAAAGAATTTACCTAAGAAGATTTATCTCAATATCTGTAGCAATGAAGATGAGGTAGATTACAATGAGCTGAACGGGGTAACGTTCAGTACAGAAAAGGTTGGTGTTACCGATTGTGATACGGAAAACGTTCCTTATGTGAATGCGGCATCATTATGGCACGACCTAAAAGAAGATAAGCCTCCTTTAAGAAAGTGGGTGATGTTCCGATATAGTGGAGGTGGCGTAAATCCTACTGCTCTTCACTATGGAGCGATGAGTGATGACGTATGGCTTGTCACTAGAGGAGACGGAACACAGCGTATAGAAGTTCTGTACGAGTGTTACGATAAGATTGAGTGGCTTGATTTTGATGAACTGAAATAGTGATGGCGTATGACAAACGAGGAATTTTGTAAGGCTCATATAGGTGAGCGAGTTCTTTTTAAAGGCAAGGATATTGGCGCATATGTGGCAGGGTATCTTGATAAGAAATATATCATCTTAGGATTTGATAACTTTGATGGTTGTATTTCTACCTTTACTCCAAGAGTATGTACGTATGTAAAAATATACAATTCATACCGATTCGCAAAGTTGAAGTATTTGGAAATTGTAAAACATTAACAATATGGGAGAATATAAATATACAAATAAAGAGGAAAGACCCATTCCAAAATATAGGAATGGTGATATTGCTTGGTATATTGATGAATGGTTTGAAGCCCCACAACGCTGTATAGTAAAGGGATGCTGCAACGTATCTTGGTTCGAGGGAAATGAGCTTAACCCTTCTGGCTGGTGGATAGATTACAAATATAAGCCCGACTATCGTGAACGAACTAAACAGCATACAATTAGAGAAGAAGAGCTTTTTGATACCGAGCAAGAGGCTTTAATTGCATTGTTCGAGAAGTTTAAAGATAAAGTAAAACGTAAAGTAGAATTCTTTAATAAAGAGTCAAAAAAGCTTGGTATTAAACAAGAGTTGCGATTGCTTTAAAAGAGATAGGGGAAGTTATTCTTCCCCTATCTCTTTTAAACCCAAATCTATTAATAGCTTATCCAATATTTCATTCACGTCATTACGGAAACTTCGGTAAGTAACATAATAGAAACTGATGTTTTTGTAATCATGGCTTACATTAGAACATGTACACCCCAAAACCTTAGCGATTTTTTCTCTTAACCCTCTTCTCATCTTAGAACCGCCAAGGGCACTAGGAGAATAAAGATAAAGAATAACAAAGATAAATTGCTTGCGTACCATTGTGGAATTTCGTCCGGCATGATAGCTCATAAACTTATCGTAAATATTGCCTACTTGCGATAAGTCTTGCATCAATGGAATGGAAAGACTTATTTCTTCCTTGGATAAGATGGCCTTAGTTTCTCTAATCCATTTTATGCGTTCCATGATTTTCTTTAGATTCATTTCAATGTCTGGTTCTTTCATTCTTTTCTATTTTTAATCCAACATTTCATAGACGAAGTTAACCTCGTCTGCATCTATTTGTTTCCTAAACTTTTCTATGTTAGAAACTATCAACGAGCAGTGCTCGTACGAACTCTGCCCATTGATAACTTTTTCTATTCTTGTTATTCGGTATCTCATTTTATTTCGATAAGCGTTAAAATACAATACCCCAATAAATCTTTATAGCTGTCTAGGACAGGCTCTTCTTTAGCATCCTCGTTCAAAGTCAGCAAAGAGCAAATACGATTAATCTTCTCTTGCAAATGACCGAAGGCATACGGATAACCATCTTTAGCAAAACATTCAGAAAATGCGTTTCCATACCGCTTATTTTTGGTTTTGAACAATTCGATTTGCGACTCGATGATGTCGTTATAATCTGAAACAATATACCAAGAGAGCGTAAGCAAGGCTTCCATCGCCATTACACTGATATGGCTTCGTAAGGTTTCTTTGTCTTCAGAAGATGCTCGTATCTCATACATAAGACGAAGGAAATTGGCTGCGCTTGAAAATAATCCGAGCTTTCCGAAGTCCTCCCTTAGAGATGATACGAAAACGGCATTATCCTTGCATTCAATCATGTCTGCCAAACGTCTTATCACAAAGATATACTTGTTAGCATATTCGCAACACCCATTGTTATTTTGTTCCACCATGTCCGTATCCTCCTCCACGATTATTTTCCATATTCAACTCTCCAAGTATGCAATCTGGATTTTCTACCTTGCGGAATGCGCCCTGGCAAACACGAGTGCCTTTCTTGACTACGAAAACATAATATTCGTAATCTGAATCTAGTTTAAATTTGCTATCCTTTGTCGGCATATAACGGTCGGAATTAACTCTATAAAGCGCACCAATATTGTCCCTATAATCTTCATCGACCAGACCTAGGCAAATATCAATATCCGCTCTAACATTAGTCATGTAACCAACTTGTGTTTCGTTCTTGCCAATAAAGGCCACATCAACTTGCATACCTTTGTCAGTAAAGCCGGAACGTGAACGAATATCCAAGCCAACATCTTTAGGAAGTTCCACGCCTAAATGCAGATTTATGTGACCTCTTCCCATTTTCACCCAAGGCATATTCAATACCACATCTTGTGGACAGTAAAAATCAACTGCCGCAGCATTACCTTCCTTATAAGGAACACGACCACCTCTCAAGTCAAGTACATAAGCCTTGCCTTGTGCTACTAACTTCTTTATTAACTCCTTATCCATTGTATATAAAGCCTAAATCATTTAAAGTTCTACAATTCTTAACCAGTCCTTTTGCCCATAAATTACGCAACTCAGGTAACGGGTCTTTTCCGTACCTATTCTTTATGGTTGCTAAGGTCAAGATTTCCGGTTTAATATGTTTATCTCTTTTCTGCTGTCTTAGCTCCTTCAGAATATTCTCCAAGTTCTCCATTGACGAAATCCTCCATTGTTATATTGTCAACCCCAAATTTATCAGCCAGATCATCGTTCCCAATAATCAGCCAATTAGATTTGTCTTTGAGAAACTCTATACTCTCGGTGCTTTTTGCAGCATCAACAAAAGTATCATCAATATTATCAGTAGAGCAATATGGAACTACCGCATTAACTGTATACATAGCAATTTCGTATGAAATAACCGATACCATTTTCTTGAATGTTATATCGCTTGAATACATTACTTGGTTCTTGTCATATCCTAAGATGTTGACACGGACTATATTATTATCTGCTTGCAACGCTCTAAAGAAATCGTGCTTTAGCTGAAAATCCGTAATATCTACAGGATGCTCGTTACCCGATGGAATACTTATAATATCCAACAGGCTTACAAAAATAACTTTTTTATTCATTGTCTTCATCTGTTAATAATTTATCTATTGTTTTTTCTAATTCGTCTAATCTTAGAGTATAATCCTCTTCGTAAACGCATGTCAATGTAGAAATAAAGAACTTATCATTATCTGTTCTCAATTCAATCTCCATGTATTCCTCGTAATAGCTATCATATTTAATTACTATCGAAAAGGAGTTCATGTAATTTGGGTCAAACCTTCTCTGCAAAGCTTGTGCTCTCGTAAACGCATCATTGAATTCGTTTGTCATGGTTCAATATTTTGTGTAAGCATTTCTCTGTTCTTTGCCATTGCATCATGGAAGCCTATATCGTATCTGTCGGTCTGCTCCAGCTCATAGTTCCGCTTTATAAGTTCACTTGTCTGATACGAACTCTTTGCTAGTTGAATTTTAAAATAGATAAACTCAACAAACATAACCATAAAGCAGATAGCAAAGCCTATTATTACTGCAGCCTTTGTATTCTCCTTACAGAACCTTACAATACACTTAGCAAGCCAGCATGTTGTACTAACTATGCCTACAAGTACAAGGTAAGGAATTCGTAAAAGAACCTTGCATAACATACCCATAGTACTCTTCGTATAAGATGCGAAATCCGTACTTGTAAAAACTAACTTTAACTTCTTCATATTTTAGCCTATTTAATGTTTATCAAAAGTCTTTTGTTAACGAACCACAACAAATCAATACCATTCATCATGCAATATCCGCAAAGCATGCCAATCAAGATTATTATCTTCTTGAACACTCGGTAATGTGTCATTTCAATCTTCAGCATAGACATCATCAAGTCTTCAAAGGAACGGTCTCTCATTGAATCTGGGTCTAGCCTCAATGATTTGACATTCATCTTGTACTTATTGGCCATTGAGAATAATATAATAGCAAACTCTGCTAATTTGTCCTCTAGAGTTCCGGCAACGAGTTTAGAATATATTTCTATCGTACCACGTCCATTAACATTTTCATATTCCCAACGTTTGGCGTTGAAACGACCTTCGTATTTGCGCATTTCTACAATAGCGTCAATTACGTTGAATGTTTCTGCTCTTTGGGTCTGGCTAGCAACATCAAAGTTGCAAGCCTCTATAATCTGTTCTATTTCTGCTATCTCCATTTTATACTATTGAATCTAAGTCAAAATCATTAGAAGGAATGAAAGCCACATGGTCTTTCTCCCTTGTCATCGTTTTCTCTCCTGTTCGCACGCAATTAATTTGCTTGGGATTTTTATGTCGTACCACAAATGTTCCAAAGCTGCGTATCATAACACGGTCTCTGTTGCGCAACGATTGCTTTGTGAGGTCTATGAAATAATTCACAATGGCTTGAACATCATCCTTGCGGAACTTTTTGCCATTTACATCTCTAAGGTTCTTAATGATTGCCTTGACAATTTCTTCTTTCTTCATATTCTCTAAGTTTTTTATTCCCTAAACTTCTAATCAAGTCGTATGGGTCTATACCATATTTCTTAACGAAACATTCTCTTAGCTTGCATATAGCCTTAAAATCTGCATTTGTTGTATTCTTGACTATCATATAAGCTGAGTCTAATCTAATATCAGCTTTAGGAGCTTTTACCCGAAAAATCTTGTTGCCTTTCTCGTCTTCGATAAGTTCTATATTAACTTCCTCGCCCTTAGCTTTTTTTCTTGCCGCCCATTCTTCATAAGTGATGGCATTTTGCTTGATAGCCTCATCTTCTTTAGCCTCTTTCTCTTTCTGTATATTTGCCTCTACTGCTTTTATGGCATCTATACGATGGGAACAGAAAGTATTCAAGCTCTTTGTTATAACTTGCGGATTTGGCTTCTTGTAGAATTTCTCAAACTTTCCGGCAATAAACATCTTGAAGAAAGTAATCAGCTCGTTCAGATTAAGGAAATAATACTCATCCTTTATAGCATTTGCAGTCATTATCTTGATATTTTCAGTAGCCTCATTATTTACAAAGCCACAAATACCATAGACATCAGAAACCCATGCTACAAGCCATGTTATTGCACTTCCTTCTCCATAACACAAGTCAAGATAGGTAAGTGTTGGTGCGTTGCTTTTAAAAGCTTTCCCGATTGGCATCTTACTACCTACTTGGCTTGATGGAGAGAAAGACATTAGAACGTTATCGAATGTTCCGTACTCATTGAATATTCGTTGCTTTTCTCTGTTGATTGAGACGCTGCACGAGGTCGGCTGATTCTTGGTAATAGCCTTGCTCTGCGTCTTTATTAGTCCCTTGCTTTCTATCATCATAATTTCCTTCCAATACTTTAACAAAATTATTTGGTCTCATAATCCAATCAAAACTCGCCATCCATCCATTACTACCATTAAGGAATGAAGATGCTGCCGCCTTGTCAATCATCAACTTCATCTGCTCACTCCCATATTCTTTAAGCCGTGAATTAATCATTGACTTTCTCTTCGATGTCAGGGCATGAACTAGAGGCATTCCTCTTCCAGCGATAACCTTATTGAAATATTCGCAAACCTTTTTTGCTTTATCATCCACTTGTTGTACACTAGGGACGTTATTCAATGCTATTCGTTCAGGTTCATTCTTGTGTGGTTTAGATTCTTCGCCTTCAGCAAATTCTATGTTGTCTTCATGCTTCCAAATAAAGACTTTTCCGTTTCCGATAGATAACATTTGTTTCTCAAATAGCCCATCAATAGCTTTTTTTGTCTTTGCTACCGACATACCTATCTTATTCGATAATTCCTTGTTGCTCCCATATACATATCCGTCTTTGTCAGCATTAAATGACAGACGGACGAAAGCGACCAATTCATCTGCATCCAAGCTACATGCTTTTTCGTCTAATTTTACTACCATATCTTAAAAAAATGCATTTGTTAATTGTTTATTTCCACTCATTATTACCCACTTTCCTTTGCCGTTTTGGTCTAGCAATTTCAAGTCTTCAACTTTTCCGAACCTCTCATAAGTACCACAGAGGTCAACAAACCAAGGTTGTTTCCCTTTTGATAGTCTAAGAAGTCTTCCTACGACTTGATAATATTGCGCTAATGAACGTGTTGGCTTTGCATACACTACAGTATCTAACTCCGGATAATCAAAGCCTACGACCAAGATTTGGCTATTTACCAATACCTTAGTCTGCCCATTGCGGAATCGCTCGATGATAGCCTCACGCTCTTTAGGTGGTGTCTCTCCGCAGACCATTTCGCAATTAGGTATGGAATAGGTCAGCATCTGAGCTTCTTTAACGAACTTCGTAAAAACCAAGATACCTTTACGCTGTCCACCTCGTTTAGGATTAAGCAATCTTTTAACAACACTAACTAGCCATCCGTACAAATCTACACGTTCATATTCTTGCTTGACACTTTGATCAGTGTAATCACGGCAAGTTGAATTGAGCTGCAAGTTTCCTTCGTTCCATTGTGGTGGTGGGCATGTGTAATAGTTCGGAAGACAGATATATCCGTTCTTTGCCATATCCTCAACTTGAACATAGTAAATAAGCTCCTTGAAAATCTTGTCTCTACTTCTTGTCAGAAACTTCAGTATGCTACCATAGTTCTGATAGGAATACAGACGGAAAGGTGTTGCGGTTAAACCTATGACCTTGCTCTTTAATTTATCAAGAAACTCCTTATACATGCCGGATTCAGGTTTCACTAAATGAACCTCATCAATCAATATGTATTTGAAGTCAGTAAACAATTCGGGATGTCCTTTCACGCTACCAATTGTAGCAAAAGTAACATCGCTGATTTCTTTTGATTTAAAGCTAGCGGAATAGATGCTGGCATTATCAAATCCATAAGAACAATACTTCTTGTAGTTTTGTTCCAAAATTTCCTTAGTAGGAGAGAACACAAGCACTTTATCCTTGAGCCTAGCAGCTATATCTGCCAAAATCAATGATTTGCCCGATGCAGTAGGGAGCACTTCCAGAGCGTTCCAATTTTTCTTTTCATCCAAGAAAAACTCAACTGCCTTCTTGCTTGCTTCTTCTTGATATGGTCTTAATTTAAACTTCATTTCACAAATAATATGAAATCACTTTTGTTACTATATAGGAATGCACAAGTCTTATGCATAACAAAAGCCAATAGAAAAATGACCTTACAGTTTTTATGGTGTGTCTCACCAAGACGATTGCAAAGGTACGAAGAATAATTTAATAATGCAAATAAATTAGTGTCTATAACTGTGACTATAACATTATTTAAACCTTATTAATTGTCTTTTTCTTCATTCATTTTCAGAATTAGAGCCGCATAGTATTTATAGAGTTCCTGTAATTCAAACACCGACCAATTCTTTGCTTGATGCTTCATTACTTCCAGTAAATCGACTTGTTGTTCTCCGAGCCGCTTTACTTCTTCCATATCTAAAGGAACGTGAGGATGCTTTTGCAAATAAGCCAATCTTCCAAGCTTCATTACTAAATTCTTTCTATAACCGATAAGATGGTCAGAAGAGAATCTGTTGCATCGTTTGCATTCCGCATTTTGATTACGTGTATCAAAGCGCAAGCTCATATGAGTTCGTCCGCAATAATGCCCATTGTCGGCTTGGTCGATTGGCAATATTCGTCCACAACTGATACATCTGAAGTACTTATAGTGAAACTCTCTAGAGTCTCTCATGCGGATATAAACCGACATAAGCCTATCTAGCTTGTCAACCCACTTTTGCTTCTCGCTCCTTTGGTGTTTAGGCTTCTTTCCACCTTTGTTGAATCTATCATAATATCCCATAATCTTTATCCTTTATCAAACCAAAAGTCATAGTTGCTGCTGTGGGGGTCGAACCCACAACCTTTTTCCGATTTGGGCGGACGTTCTACCATTGAACTAAGCAGCACCACCCCATAGGGGGATTTCAAACTAATTAAATAATAAGAAAAATGAAAAGCCTTACTCCTTTGGTTTACCCATATGCAAGAATACATCCATGATTGATGTTTCCTTAAGGCTTGTAATATTGTAATCAATCATAGTCTTACCCATAATCTCATCTACATTCTTACGAGCCTTCTCAATGGTATCACCCTGCACAAGATAACGAACCTTGGTCTTCCTCTCCTTGCCAGATTTTTCGTCAATAGTAATCATGTTAATACTGCAATCGTAGTATTTATCCTCACTATCTACCTCTGAAAGGAACAACTCAGAGAAACCAGCTTTCTTCATAGTGACAATCTCCATATCACCATTTGTGTATACCGCCATTTCTTCTGTAGTCTTAGCCTCGCATTCTGACCATGACAAGGCATCTACAACATATTGCTCTGTAGTTTTAGCGTTCGTTCCGTCTTCTAGAGTTTTCTCATAACGAACACCTACGATAAAATACTTTCCTGTTAATGATTTCATATTCTTTCTTTTTATGTTAGAGAATGTGGTATCGGTGAGGCTTGAACTCACGACCTAATGTTTAGGAAACATTTGCTCTATCCAACTGAGCTACGACACCAAGCATCCTATAAAAACTCTTTATTTAATTCTGCTTGCCTCTCCACCTGCGTCTGCCATACCATATAAGCATGGTCTTGTGGAGTCGGTATGTATAATCCTCTTTCCATTGAGCAATGATGAAGCCATCGGTCTATACATAAAGACATTTCTTCTTTGTCAAGGTCTGGTATGTGCCTCCAATATTGGAAGGTCTTGCCTTGTTTATTCTCACGCTCCCTAAGAAAAATATCCTTGTTTACACGTTTGAACTCTTGTTCGATATAGTCCTTAGTATATCCTTCTTCAATAGCTACGTAAGTGATTGTTACCCACAGATAAGCATTCTGCTGGATTGTCCTAGATTGTTGTCTCTCTTTAAGGTCAACAACAAAGAACTTCTCATTATAATAATCACTTTGTAGTTTCTTGGCTTTGGTTATCATAGCCTTGGTTCGTTCCTCGAACTTTTCAAGCTCGACCGGATTCAACATATTATATACCATCTTTTTTTAATGAAAGGTGGAGAAAATTAATTCTCCACCATAATAAGTTTAAAATGGCGCATCAGATGTGTTAGTACCACTCGGCTGCGCTGGTGGAATTGGTGCTGAACCTGCGGCTGGAGCTTGTGGTGGAAAAGGATTATTAGCAGCAGCTTGCATGCCACCTTGTGGCGCATTGTTCTGTGCTTCAATCTTTTGCATCTTGTAGCCACGAACAGATGTAAACCAGTCTGTTGTGCCATCCTTCTTTGTTCCTTGATATGATTCAACGTCAAAGAATACTTCAGCAATATCCCCGACATTAAAACCATCCGGTACATGTACATTCTTACCACTGAATTCAAAGATGATGCGCTTTTCGTAGCCACGTTCACCTGTCAAACCATCGAAACGTGTTGCATCAAGCATCAAACGTCTCTTTTCAAATGGTTCTTTACCTTGTCTCTGAATAGATTGAATGCCTTCGATAGCAACAATCTTACCTTTATAACTATTAGACATAACTTAAAATATTTAATAAAACAATAAATTATCCAACTCTTTTCAAGGTCAAACTAGGCTTTACCTTAGTTACCTTTTTATACTTTTTCAATAGATGGTTGTAAGCTTCTTCGTCATCCGCATCAAAAGCCTTCGTGTCTAACGTAACCCTCTCAGAAGCAGACTTCAATGAATAAGTGTAAATTGAAGTTTTATAAGACGTTAGGTTGTCATTTGACATACCATCAAAGATAGCTGCCTTCAACTCCTTTTCCTGTTCTTGCAATTTAGCAATGCGCTCTTGAACGTCCATGAGTGCGATTTCGTTATCTATAATGTAATAAGGTGTTTTTGTATCATCATTATACAAACGACCTTCTTTCTCGCATCGGAACAATTCTTTAACATCACTCGCTGGTCTTGGCTTGCCTAATGGGATGAGTTTACAGATTGTTCCACGCTTCTCGTCATCACGTAACCACATACAACATATACGTGTAACCTTCAGATGAGGATTCAATGTTTCGAAACCGAACTTATACATCGAGTTCTGCCAACGCACATACTCCTTATTAACGGAATAAGTACCCTTAATATCCCAAATCTCAACCTCATCGTCCGGTGCATCATCCTTGTGCATCACCAAGTCGATTGCACTTGCATGGTCTTCTCCGATTCGAAGGACATATTCGCTACCTATAATCTCATATCCATTCTTCTTGATATAAGCGACAAAATCCTTGACACTCTCTGAGGCTGGCTCAATACCCAATGAAGCAAACAACTCTACCTGCTCATGGATAATAGTGCCTTTTTCGGCAGCTTTCTTCAATACCTCTTCGCTTACGTTAGAGTACATATTGGGAAATACATACTGATGAAGCATACCTGTAATGCCACTTAATTCACGACCATCATAAAAGTATTGATGTGTGGAGTCCTCATAAAGAACTCCACTGTTATTCAATTGTATCATACTAATCTTGATTTAAATTGTGTCAACTTAGCTAAGAACTCTGCATTCTTTTGATATTCGGGATAAGCATCATAAACAGCTTTTAAATCCTTCTTGCTCTGTGCGAGTTCCATCTTTCGTAATGCACATTTGCGTTTAAACTCTTCGGACTTCTGAAGGTCTGGGAATCCGTTCCAAACTCTATCTACGTCCTCCCAAATTTGAGCCTGTTGCAATTGTGGATAAGCATATTGTTTTTGCTCATTAAGATTTTCGTCTTTTTCTTCCTCGCTCTTTGGGGCTGGTTCAGAGTAACCATATACTTCTTTCTGCTCATTCATCCATTCAAGAACTTCTTGTTCTGTCATGCCGCAATACCAACGCACAATGTTATTCTCATCTTGAATAATAAGTTTGGCAATACATCTGTTTGTATAACCTACATATCCAACATGGAAAATTGTCTTCAACTTTCCGCTTTGAGAATATTCGGTGTTTCGGTTGAGGTTGATGAATATCTTCTTGGGAGCAGTATACAATTCTCGACCGATACCTAAACAAGAGCATGCACGCTTGAAAGAATCACTTGCTTGACCTTTAACGGCTTCAGTGTTACTTGGCGTACCAACATCTTGCTTATCTATCCAACCGATGCCTTCTTTATAAACGGAAACCGTACAAAAGAGGTTCTGACCGATAAGCTCATGTTTACGTTTCCAACCATAGATGCCGAACTTCTCATCTAATCGTCTCATGTCACATCTTGCGTCCTTGTAAAGCAACAAGGAACACCAGTCCGGTGACTTCTGATTACCACCTTGACCAACACGGACTTCTATCTCATCTGCATCAAGGAGGCGAAACTCATAATCCTTAATTTCTACGCTCTGCCCTTCTACAGGCTTCGCTGCCTTATTCTCTGCCATAGTCGTATATTTTAAATAATCATTTTCTTTATCTGACAAGAAACAACAAGTTCATTGATTTCTTTGAGAGAATAATATCTAGGTGAGTTTTTACTATCACCTACATATTCTTTCATTAACCTATTCTTGACCCATTTGTCAATCATCTGTTTTTCGAATCCTTTTGATGCAAGATAGCATTCGGCATCCTTTCTGCGTATCTTGTCGGAACGCAAGCCCATTTCGAATTGGGCATCCATCCGTCCCGCTTGAAATGCGATAGATACTAATTGCTTAATCTCGCTTAATGACATATTCTTTCTACAGTTTTTATGGTGTGTCTCACCTTTTTATGTAATATTGCAAAAAATATATTAAATTTCTTGCAAGTTACGATATTTTTATGTATATTTGCAACATATTTAATGTTTACGAGTGCAAAGATAAGAAAAGTATCGCAAATATGCAAATAAATTAGTGTTTAAATATACTATATTAACCTTTATTATCTTTAAACTCTAAATGTTTACATAAATTAAGTTACACATGCGCTTACTGCGTATTAAATTTTAGGTTATGAATAGTGCATACGAAAGACTGAAGGCTGTAATCACTGCTTTGGGTTACACTTCAAATGAAAAATTCGAGGATACCGTAGGCTTAGGACATGGCTTCGTAAGCCGTATAACTAATCGTGTATCTTCCAAAAGCTTGCAAGCTATAACGAGAAAATTTCCGCAGGTAAATCCAAGTTATATTAGGACAGGAATGGGGGAAATGTTCATCTCTTCACCTATAAAGGTAAGCGAAAACGAAAACGCAAAGACTAGACTGCGTGAGTATCTTAAATATAAAGGAATTACCAAACGTGAATTTTGCGACAAAGCCGATGTGGCCTCTAACTTTCCAATCATAGGGAAAAATGGTGTGTTCACGGCAAGGGTATCTTATAGAGTAAATTCTAAATTTCCAGATCTTAATATGGATTGGCTAGCTAATGGAGCTGGTGAAATGTTGCAGCCGGAGGCTAATATTGAAAAATTCAACAACTACAAAAGCAGAATTGCGCCATTCTGTACGGAGATGGGAATTAGTACTACATTCTTCTTGCGGAAGTGTAAGAGCTATACCAGTGCAATTAACAGATTGCCGGATATGCCTAGCGAGACTTTCTTGAAGAATATCTCTTTGGCTTACCCTCAGCTAAATCTGAATTGGCTTAAGACCGGAGAAGGAAAGATGTTTAACGATGACATCAAATCGAATATCAATTCAAGCGTCAGCTTTGTTCCTCTTGTTCCACAGATGGCTTATGCAGGTTATCTCAGCGGATATGCAGATGATGTATATATATCATCGCTCCCAACAATCCCTATTGTAAAGGAAGATAAAGAAAAGTACGTAGCATTCGAGGTAAGCGGTGATTCTATGGATGATGGCTCGTCTAGAGCTTATCAGAATGGAGACATCGTTATATGTAAAGTCTGCCCTGACTACATGGTAAAGAGCAATGGACTTCATATAGACGGAAAGGAATATATCATAGTTCATAAAGAAGGTATTCTATTGAAGCGTATCATTGACTTGGATATGAATAATGGAAAGCTTATATTGCGTTCCTTTAATCCTACCTATCGTGATTTAGAGTTGGATTTAGCAGATGTGAAGCAGCTCTTAGTTGTGGAATATCAGCAGAAAAGGAAATGATAATGTAAAGTATATTTGTATGTTCTGTGGAGTAGGCTTGCGTAAAATGTCGCAAAATTGCCGCAAAATGATTATTCGCCTATAGCGTAAGTCGCTATTGTTTAGATATTTTATTGGTGTTCCGTATAACAGCCTTCTAAGCTGTGGGTCTTGGGTTCGAACCCCAACGGAATCAC